AGACCAGACAGAAGGTGTGCCGGAGTTGCAGGGAGAGGGCAATGTGGAATATAAACAGGCGTTCTATGCCGGATATTCGGCAAGAGGTAATCTAAAACAGGGTAGTCTCTTTAAGCAGTAATAGACTGTATATCAGATGTAGATATTTGTGGTTTTAGCCATATCCTACATGTATTCCTACATAGTGGCTTGGTTATTATTACATTGTTACGAATGCAAATATACACAGTTTCTTTAAAAGAAAAGCCTATAAATAATTGAGATTTTAGAAGTCTTACATTTTATAGGCTTTTTTATTGATATTGCAGGAAATTATTTATCTACATGAATATATTCAAACAAAATGACAGAGACCATATTGTGAATATATGTTCTTATGTTTATATATAAACCCAAACCTATATCCGGGGACTTTTAATATATCCGGTGGCTAAAATTGTCATCACATCCATTTACCCAATTTTTTAACACTGATCCACATTATTATTTCTCTTTCTTCATTCGTTTTTAGGCTTTTTTTGCTTAACTTGCCTAAAGTCGGAACAGAGAAAATTTAAGACACTCCCTGAAGAATTCAGGAAGGCCCAAATCACCTCATATTGACTTTAGATAACGGGTGTCTAATACCCATAATTATTAACAAATAAAACAAACGAAGTGTATTTCAAGATGAAAATCTGGAGAAGATCTTTAATCTGGCATGTTTTCCGGAAGTAACACTGGAAATAGATGTCAATGACTGGAACCGTTTGCTTGAAGCCTTTGATGAGGCCCCATGGCAGAATTTCTGGGTTCCGGGAGATTTCGTATTTATGGGTAGCGATTCTATTGAAGACCAGAGAATCCCAATGTGGGATTAAGAGTAAGAGGCAACAGCAGCCACAACAGGCTGGAAGGGGATCAGGGAGAACCCCATAACTCTGAAAATCCGATATAGAGGCAATCAATAATATAATTCTACTTAATGGGATGATTGGCAATAATCTATTATGTATTTCAAATAAATTATCGTAATTTCGTTAATTAAGAAACTTAAATATACACGCTCAGTTTATTAAATAAAGATGGAAAGAAGTAATATAATTGATACGCAAATTCAAATTAATCATGGTGAGAATGTAAGATTTGTCCGGGATGTAATTTTTGGATGGTCGTAGGAATATTTTGCCTCTGAGATGAATGTGTACCAGAGTGATGTTTCCAAATTGGAAAATCAAGAAATTATTAATGATGATAAGTTAAGACAGATCGCCAAGACTCTAAAAGTAGATATTAATGCTCTGAAATGCCGCAATCTAAGAAATGAGGCTAAGACATATGTTTTTGAAATACAAGAGGATTATAACGTAAATGTCAGCAAAATTATTAATCCATTGGAAAAAGTCTCTGAACTGTATGAACGAATAGTCGGAATGACTGACGAAATCACGGCTTTAAAATATCAGTTGGAAAAGAGCCGGAAATAAATGATTAAAAAATCAAATAAGATAATTGATTTGAATACCATTTATTCGATTAGTATGAGGTTACCTTTTCCCAAAGGCAACCTCAAAAATTATAAACAATTTGAATAAGAGTTTCTATCCCTTCTTATTCAGTGAAGATCTAAACTTCACTACCCTCTTAGCCGGTACCTTTGCCGGAATCCCGTCTCTGGGATTCCATGCGTTCTTTTCGCCATATTCCTTTACATAAAATGTTCCGAAATTGTGAAGGGTAATTTTTTCCCCTTCAAGCAGGGAATTTTGAATAACCTGAACAATCGACTCGAATACAGCTTTTGTTTGATTTCGGGGTATCCGGGTCTGTTTCGATACTATATTTACAATTTCCATTTTTGTCATGCTCTTTCCTTTATAATGTTAAATTTGATGAATCGTGTTATCAAGACAATTTGGGCTTGCAAAATTACGTCATTACCGATAATTCTTTTCAATCGGCTTTATATGTATTTCGACCCTGTTATTTTTTAAAATACTGTTTATAGATTTGTATATGGGCATCGATTCTATTCCGGCGATCTTGAGGGCTTTCAATGTTATATGGTCTTCGATTAATGTCATATAATCTCTAGGATGTATAGAAATATACTTATCGCTATCTGTTTTCTTTCTGGCCATTTTCGAAAAAATTACTTGTTTCCAAAATCAGCGGGAATTTCACCCCATAGACTATTATCCCAATGCAGAACCCGGATATGTTTCACGCGTTCCGACATGATTTTAAGGAGGACTTCCGCTTTTTCAAGTTCCGCATAAGTTTTTTTTGATGCTGTCTTCATATTGTTAAACCAAGCAATCGCAGTTGTACTGTCGGTATAGACTACAGGTGTGTAATTATTCTCCAGTATATACTTTACTGCTGCGATTACTCCAAGGAATTCTCCGATATTGACCGTTTTGTTGCCTATATGGTTCAAAAAGATTTCCTTGTTGTTTAACAATTTTACTCCCCGGAAACTGGTAATTCTGTTTTTGGTGGAATGGGCGGCATCCGTGGCAATTCCCTCTACTGGTATTTTCATATCAACAGCCTGAATAATTAGTTAGGTTATGCTCTTTCATTATTTTTATCAGATGGTCAGCATGTTTACTGAACTCCTCGATAACAAGGGGAATATCCTTTATATCATTTCTTAAACTGATAACCTCAATTACTCCGGCTTTGGTCCTGCTCAGCCGCGACTTTCCATTTACCGGGTCAAAATAAATTGTTTTACTCCCAAAGTGCACATTGACCTGGTATGCTTCATCTTGCCTGATTATTGTTTCAAACTGCACCTTGAAAAGTATCTGGTAGGCTGCCACTACAACATAACCTTGTCCCCGGTGCATTTCTTTAAGCTCGACATTATAAAGAACGTTTGGCAAAATTGTACCTTTCAAATGTTCCGACAGGACACATATTTTCTTCCTGTATTTAGAGTCCTCCCGGACACCTATTAGTTTTTTTGTTTTCGGATGGCGAGAGATGAACCCGATCAACTCTCCAGATGTATCTGATACCGCAAATTTGATCTGCGATTTTTCGCGTTTCATATAGTAGTCATTGTTCCATAATTAAATCTTTTTATTTTCAATTGACAATCTGGTCTCTGCTAAGCTTAAATGCTGTTATTTCGTACAAATTTATTCTAAATAAGTTTATATGCAAAAAAAATACCCCTATTTTTCAGGGGTGTTTTTATCTGGTTTTACAGTATCCTACTGTATAAATCACCTTATCCTTTCATCTTCTGAAAAATGGCTAAAATGCTCATCCACACTAGATGTTTCGTAAAGTCCTCTACATTTCCAGTAGCGATAAACCCGTTTTGTTTTATCGCACCGTTTATATACATCAATATTTGTAATATAAAGTGATCCCTGCCGGGTATTCGGGTTATACCAACTGGCGCTGTTCTTGATATTGGGGTTCTCTCCAATGTATAAATTGCATTTTTCGACCCCTTCAATAGTGATATTCTGGATTTCTACATCGAGGTCTATTTCATATTCTTTTGCAAATATTGCAAATTCGTATATGTCTGTATACAACATATCGCCAAAATGCAAAGGAGCATCTGTTTCTAGTTTTCTTATATTTGGCCTGATGTGCGGCCTTTTTCTTATTTCCTCTGCCCTAAGGCTTGTCACCTCACGTTTTGTCATATATATAACGTCAAATCCGCACCCGTTACTGTCCCGGACTTCGGCCATGTTAATAACCTCACGTTTTGTCATAAAGCTGTCGTCCAATGGATCTATTTTATCTGCAAACAACAGTTTTATTCCCCCAATGAGGACTATTATCATTATCAGTACAAACCATTTTATGTGTAATAGAACTAAGATACAGTGGTCTGCTTTGCTTAATTTATTCATATTTAATTTATTAATGTTTTACACTTATCACAACTTCCCCGATTCTTTTTGTACTTATACTTTGATATTTCAACCTCGCAATTTATACAACAAGCCTGTCTATTGGTGTTTTTGTTATAAACAACCTGTTCTACCGAGCTTTTCGAAATGCTGTATTTAGCGGACAATAATTTAAATACATCTCCTTTGCGCAGGCTGTTATCTTTTGTGTAGTTCCTATATTCCTCCCTTATCAATATCTTTTTACATGCAGGGATATCCAGTATTTGCAGACGATGAATTCTTGACAAAATAAATTCATCAACACCTGTTATCCTGGCTAATATAGCTAAATTTTCTTTACTAATCTCTTTACTCATGGTTGCATTTATTGATTATACTTAATAAGAAATAGGCCGATATAGTATCTGATGTTGTATTTTCTGCTAATATGCCCCACAACTTTCACCAAAAGCGCCGGCCGGAAGTATCCAAGGCTCATCTTCGGGTATAAATATTGGTAGATCGTAGTTGTAGCTTGTGGCTAAGGCGGCAAGTTCCTCTGTGATAGCGCTATATACCTCTCCGGAATCAATCAATGTCTGTAACCCGCATTTGCGGTTAATTGTGTATCCGAATTCACTTTCAAGTTTTATTACTTCACTTACCTGTTTTGGACTGATTCTCGCTGCGCTGGCAAACTGGTTTTTGTTTCCGAATATACACAGCTTGCAACTGCAACGCCCCCAACCCATATAATAACATGGATGGACTCTGACCCTGTATTTTTCGATGAGTGCCCAGACTTCAGATTCTGTCTTATCTCGAAGGGGACGAAGGCGGTCAACATGTCTCTGAAATACTTTACCGTTTCTTAAATCGGCTCTGTCCGGCTCAAAAATCGGATATTTGGCACGTTGTGGGCTTTCTTCTCCGCGTTCTCCTGATAAAACAAGTGTGCGGATGCCTCTGAAGCGTTCCTGATTGCGGATAGCTGCTGAGCAAACGTCTATTTTCAGATAGCTCGAGCACCATCTGACGCTTAAATCCGGAGACTGTTGTGGAAATTTTCTCCTTGTTGACTTTTTACCTGTAGTACCCCCAACCTTTCTTATTGTACCGTCTTCCTGTTCGAAATAATTAGGAGCAGTGAAAGTATTCTCTCTTAATAATTCTCGTTTAAAACCTCCCCCTTTCCACTGGAAATATATTTTTACACCGAAAGCCTCTGCAAATTTTCTGCAATAATCCGGGGTGATTTCCCAATCGAAGAATGTTTCGCCCTCTTGGTCAATGCATTGGTGCCAAAGCTCTATTTTAGATTTGGGTATTCCATTATCAAGCAAATACAATAGCAGACTAACCGAGTCTTTGCCTCCGGAAAAGGAAACGATATATTTGTCATAAGAATGGAGATCGAAATCAGGATATGAGTACTCTATCATTATTATTTAAGATGGAGTGAATTTCGTCTATTTTTTTTCGTATGGCCTGAGCGGGAATCAGATTGCTAAACAACAGCGCGACATCAGGATCATCCATCGTGCTGATTTTTTCTTTTAGGGCATTAATTCCTGCTACAAAGAAAAGAGGCATCAGAAATGCCTCCTCCATAATATCAGTAATACGTTGATTTATTGTGTCTTTTTTTCTTGCCATATCAATTTAATGCTCAATAAAACGTATATACATATTCTGATTAATATAATCCCCATCATTCATCATTGCAGCTAATTCTTCCAAAGTATGTTTCTCCACACACGGGTCGGCTCCTTCATCAATATCGTAGCCGGCAATAATTTCCTCATCAGTCGCATTACGCCCGAAACGCTCCGCCGGATAAAGAAAGGCGTATAGAGATTTAGGTTTCGGTTCATCCTGTCTTGACAATTCCAGATACCGGTTCCAGATAGTAATCAGCCAATCGACATTAACTGATTCCAGAGATATTTCTTCCTGAAAATTGGTTTCCTTGTCATATATGATGCAATTTTTCTCAACCGGATCAATATCGATCAGTCGATATTTTGTATAAGCCGGTTCTCCTTTTCCATCTTCCTCTTCAATAAAGACAGTGTGGGGTAACAGACCTTCGGGCATGGTTTTTATGTTACAAATAGCATCGATAATATTCTGAGTAACCCATCCGAGTTGTTGGTGCAATAAATTACTGTTTTTTATTTTCATAATCACTTTATGTTTTGGTTTATATACTCGGCTAATTGAGAATCCGGCAGAGTAATTTTATCTACCGGAACATAGAATTTTATAGTTTCATCAATTAGCCTTGCTTCCTCTGAAATGTAATCCCCCTCATCAGTTAAAAGCATATCATTCAGATTTTCTGTACTAATTTTATACCCATCCAATTCTCCATCAACATTCAATATTCTGATATTAAACTCATGTCCATTCAGTGTTGCGATTTCGAAATGGGGCTCATCCAGTAACTTACCGCAATCTGGACAATATACATTCCGTCTTTATCACTGAAAAAACTACGCCAGTGATTACAGTGCTCACAATCCTGAGTTTGGGTAAACACCGGATTAAGGACCATTATTTTCTCCCAACCGTCAGCATCACATAATCCTTTACAATATGCCATCATTTCAGCTTCAGTCCGGAACTCAACAATGTCAATGTATCCGTCGAGATCTCCACCTTCAGGAATAATGCCTGTTTCGTCATATCCATTTACGGCACCGAAGCCGAATATTATTGTCGCTCTTATCATGATATTCTTATTTTATTAATTTATCCCTTCAAATCCCATAAATACCCAAATTTGCCCTTCGATTTCGTCATACAGGCTGTTAAACTCATCCTGGGCATCTTCTGTATACCAGGTTTCTCCTTCAACATCTTCAGTTAGGTCTTCAATGAGCTTTTGTTTGTTTTCGAAAAGTGCAAGGTCTGCCAGTTCGCAAATAATAGCCATCAAGTCAGAGTTTATATCGTCTTTATTTTGTTCCGGTTCTGAGCATCGGATGTAAATACCTTCAATTTCTTCTGTGTGTTTTCGAATATAATCCCAGTTTTCACTATGGTATTCTTGTTTAATTCCTCCATACTCACTTTGAAAATCCTGCGGTAGCTTGTTATATTTACTCACAAGATCATTTAACGCAAGCCGCTGGGCATAGCAGTGGATGCTTTCCCTGATTGGTGCCGTGATAAAATGAATTATATCGGAAAAGTGTTCCGGATAGATCAGAAATTCTTTTCTCTGCATCTCGAACTCTTGTTCTATTCCATCAGCATAAATTTGATCCGGACAGTTTTCTTGCTTTTGTAAATAGATATCGGTAATTGCGACATTATAAGTTCCATGTTTGCCATACAAAGTCGAAATAACCGGATATTTGTCATCCAGGCTGGTCTCTTCATCATCTGCATCTGGGGATATATAAGTAATGCGTCCATCATTGGCTCTTAGAACACTGAGGATAAATCCCTTCATGTCCTCCTGTAATTGTTTTTCTCTTTCGATTAGTTCTTTATACTGTTTGAATTGCATGTTTTTTTATGTTTTGGGGTTTATAACTTGGGCAACCTTCGTCACCCGGATTATGGTTATCGGGAATAATGAGCTTATAGCTTGTAGGTTCTGCACTTATATTATATCGCTGACAAGTGTACCGGTCATGGCAACCGATAGCTGTACAATTTTGTTTCATTGTTTTCTATATGAGTTGAATACATTTATCCCGCTCATCTATAACCCATCTGTCGATAAGTACAGGTTTAGGATTAGAGCAAAACTCAGGGCCAAACTCTTCATCGAAGTCATTATCAACATGTTGCTTAATCCAATTTTCGGCTTCAGCCTTGTTCGTAAAAAATGGATATACCGGATAATTAGTAACTAATCTTCTGAAAGTGAGCCCATCAACGTTGGTGTGTTCGAAAGTAACACCCCATAATTCTTTGTCGGCATTGGTAGCGTCTATAAATATGAATTCTTCGAAATGGTCTTCGAGATATGACTTCAGAAAGTCCTCCAAATCGGATTCATCAATTTTATCGGTTGCATCATAGCACTGGCTATGATTACCTCCATATTGGCAGAATAACAGGTTAACGGAGTCGAAACGTTTTAGTTTAATAACACCGAAAGCGGCTTTGTTATACCCCTCATTGTTAAAGAAATCGATAGAACAGTCGGTTGGTAGTTCTATTAATCGCTGTATAAATTGTTGAAGAGTAAGCCTTTCGTTTGCGAATTCAAGGATTCCAATATTCCCATGTACTTCGTGTTTTAGCATGAACTCATTATTTAGGGCGGCATGGGAGCTAAAATCCAGATTACGATCCGGTATTTTTATGACAAGAATGTCTCCGATGGTGATGGATGCCTCTTCAATATGCCAATATCCGGGTCCCATGTCTGCCAAGTTTCTCAATATCAATTCTCTTTCAGGGTATTTCTTAAATTCTTCTATGTCAAATTTCATACTACTTATTTTTTATTGTTATTTACTTTTTCCAGTTGATAATCAACTAAGTAATTGATTCCGACATATTGTGCTTTTCGTGAAGGAAAGCCGTCTTTTTTCATTTTACATCCATGTACAGGATGTATTTTCCCATACCCATAAACACCGAACTCAGTAATCAGCCACTTTTCAGGCTTTATCTCCGGATTATTAGGATAGGATGTAATATAAAGTTCATTCACAGTATACCCTTCTTTGGCAATCAGTTCAAATTCAGCCTTATAACTTCGCTCTTTACTTTGCAGCTCTTCTAATTCTATTGCATCATCGCATACGCGTTCAGCATAATGAGTCAATACGAACTTTTCCTTATTTGTAAACTTTTCCTTATCTACTGCAATAGCTTTGTAGAATTCGGAAAGGCTATAGTTTTTATTACGAATATCTTTGACCAGAGAATCAATGCAATTATTGACAGCATCGGTTTTGGTTTTATCATCACAGATGCCAAATACTCTGATGAGCCAGCTTCGAATACATTCATCTTTGAGTGACTCTTTTATTCTTTCTATTTTTTCTATACGCTGTCGGGATAAATTTTCTTTTACATTCATATGATTGATTATCATTAAGTGATACTAAGGAATAGGGAGTAGAAAGAAAAAGGGTTTACCGCCGTAATGCGAATAAACCCTTAATCAGAAAAAACATTATGGTTATATTCTTATCAGGCTTCTACAAGCTGCTGCTCCAGCTTTTCTGTAAGATCAGCCTTTAGTTCTTCCAGATTATCCCGGTGCATATAGCTTCCGCTGTAGCAAATAGTTTCGCCGAGGAAGGTGTGAGCATATATTTTTATATCGGATACTGTATCAACCTGTTTAACACCCATATAGAGATTTAATTGTTGCCCTTTTAGCCCTTTTTGTATTTCCGGCTTGATGAACTGGAAATCATTGTCTGAAACCATTTTTTCGAGCCATGTCTTATGGAATGTGCCGACAGTACGATTAAATACGATAGACGGTTTTATTGTCATTGGTGAACGCCTTGTCATTATTAACCTGTTGTAAGTATAGCTTCCGTCCTTGTCTTCATAGTAACCTATATAACACTCACCGACAGCAAAGTATGTGAATTTATTATGCTTGTCTTTTACCTTGGAATAGGATGTTTCCCCTCCGAAGAATTCTTTTGGAAGTCCTGTCTCCAGAACAAAGTCATCCAGATAGTGTTTAGGAACATATTCTCCCAATTCCTGCTTGTCATTCCTGCTATTTGTTTCTAGATAGCCTTTTACAGCAATATCATAAGATATAAGGTCAGGACGAACATGGCTGATGTTGTAAATACTCCGTCCTATAACCGCATCCGCAATTTCCTGTGTTTGCAACTCCTGTGGCATTTTATCGAACCAGTTATATTCTTTTGCGTTCTCCATACAGAATTGTACGAATTCCGGTGTCCATATCTCAGGAGCAAATTCCGGTGTATTGTACTCTCCCAGTTTTATGATAGCTTTACATATATCGGAATCGAACTTCTTGGTGTCGAAACCAGAGTATATATCCGAGCTCTTGGTATCTTTCTTTGAAGCCAAGGCCAGTAACAACCTCTTTTTAGTCTGATACTTCTCCGGCAAAGAAGATAGTTTGTCCGGCCATCTCTTCAGAATTTCATCAGCCATCTTGCTGTCAAGCAATTCAAGCATCTTTTCTTTAATGTCTGTATTCTTCTCTCGCCAATTTCCCCAGAAATCCGATTCGTGATTCTTCTCTGATTTGATGGCTCCAAGCATGATATCATAGTCAATTTTGAGTAGAGGAACACTCCCTATACTTTTCCTTGCCATTGTCAGGTAATATTTCTCATCCTTGAATTTATCCGGCATCAGAAAATTTATATCCCTGATGCTCATCGAACTATCGAATAATCCCAGATAAAGTGCCGCTGTTTTCAACCTCACGGGAACATAATACAGGAATGCCTGTATCATTCGCATTTCATCTTCTTTTTTATCAGAGTTCCTGCTTGAAGAAGTGCCATAATAGATAGAACGCATACATTCGTAAACTGCGTCATTGTTCCATGTCTGTTCCGGCACAAGCGGCATGAAGTTCAGGTAATTTGAAGCGGATACCATTAGTTCACACAGCATTCCGGCTGTCCGCTTATCTTGCGGAACATGCATGTAATTGTTCTTATCCTTCTTGACCGCTGTTTCGCATATCACTGGTGTACGGGTAGCTAAAGGAATATTGGACAGGTTGAAACTATGCCAACTGTATCCGTCTTTATCTGTCTTTTGGATGATATTGCTGATGTTTTCTTCCGTCAGATATTCTTCCGGAAGGATATTGAGGATTTTGATATTCCCCTCTTCTATAGCCGCCTGATATATCTGAGGTGTAATGAGGCTATCAGGCAGATTGGTTATTGCTGAATAAATATCTATACTTTTTCCCATAATATTTTTTGTTTTTTCTTGTTACGCCACTACTTTTTGCTTTCCCCAACAGATATGGAATTTTCCATCTTCGTCCTGTTCACGGGTAAACATCGAGTCTATAATTGAGGTGGAAACTCCAAACTCATCAAATACAGCCGATTCTTCTGTCACTTCTCCTGTCTGGATAAAATCATTGAGACGCTCTTTGGTCAGGATAAGCGCCATAATATTCTGCTCGATGGAATCGGAATAGTTTACAAAGTGTACATTGGTATGCCCTTCGGAGTCGAAACGGATGAAGCGGAAGTAAAACTGTTCCATGCGTGGGATGTTCCATTGAAGGGATTCTAAAATAACTTCGTTACATTCAGGTATATTAATCGAACTTTTCAGGCTTTGCTGGGTGCAAATCAGGATGCCGTTGTCTGTGGCTTCAAATTGGCGGATAAGTTTCTGTCTCCTTTGGAATGTTACATCTCCCTTTATGATAAACAACGGCCTGTCGGGGAAGGCTTGTTTGAAATGTTCCCCATAATATTCCAAAGCATCGATAGAGGTACATCCGATAGCGACACGTTCCTGCATATTGCGTACCATATTTTCGATATAGGCTACTTTCCGGGGAAGTTTCTCACTTATATACCCCGGCATCATATCGGGAACGGAGCAAGCTTTGATAAGCAGTTGTATCTGACGGACAATCTTCAGGGCTGACTCTTTACGGCTATCATCCGTACTGTTGAAGTACATATAACAGATATCCATAAAATCTTTAATTATCTTTTCATATACGCCAAGCTCACCGATGCCGGGTTCTACAGGATGTGTATGAACGGTATATTTATCTCCTGCAAACTCTTTGAATTTACGGGTAATGATGGTCCGTTCGATAATATCCCATAAGGCCTGTTTGTTATATACGTCCTGATTTTGTTTTTCGATACCGAACACGGTTGCTTTGCCCGGATTGAAACAGGCTTTGAACAGATAAGCTCCCCCACGTACCGGAAAGGGCTTGAGATAATAGCTATTAAGTCTGCTCTGTATTTCTCGTTCGTCATCCTCGTAATAGATTTCACTGCAATAGCACATGAAATAGGCGGAACTATTGTAAAGCAACTGGAATTGCGAGTAAAGCTCACTGATATAGTTACGGGTAGTGGTTCCGGTGCCCAACATCTTATACTTTGCCCTGCGGAAACATCTCAACGTCCGTTTTGTACGCAGGCTCTGGTCGCAGGTCAGTTCATCGGATTCGTCAAATAGCAGGCAGACCTTTTGAGAGCATTTCTTCATAAACAATCGCAACGCATCATCCACTTTGCCCAACATGGATACAGAGATGATAACGAATTTGCCGGCAGGAATGTCATCGAGATGCTCCGGACGGGATACTAATATATAATCCTCGTTATTGTATTTGAGAAAGCTTTCCCAAGTCATGTGCAGGGCATTGGATGGCGCCACAATCACTACATTCTTGACTGTACCCCGGTGTAGCTGGTATTTGCCAAAATGATATAATATTGCTGTCTTGCCTGATCCTTGTTGCCAGTTGAGCAGGAAGCAGTTTCGTTGGAAGAGCAATCCGGTATCATATTTCTGAAGGTCGGAAAATTTACACTCTTTCTGCTTCATGCCGACAAACGTAAGCCCATCAATATATTTATCCAGCTTCTCATCCCGTTGCATATCCTTGAACTTGGTTGTCTGGCGGATAAATTCACGCTTCTTTTTAGCGATGTGTTTCTCCGCATAATTATATTGCAAGCGGAGTTCCGGTGTCATTGTTTTCGGATAAGGCAGAGCCGCACCATTGGCAATGAGATCCACCATTGAAACATATTTGTCGGTAATCCTGTCTGAAAACGGATTTGCCCTGTTTTTCAGTTTATAACCGTATTGCGTGCTTACCAGATCATATTTCTTCTGTGCAACAACATTTTGTCTTTTTATAATGCGTCTTAGCTTCCGGAGTACCTGATCGGCAGATATCCTGATGTGTTTTTCCCAGTGTTTTCTTTGTTCGTTGGTACAGTTAAGCGGAGGTCTTTGGTTGCGGTATTTGGCAACATAGGCCTCACACCGTGCATACCGGCTTCTGAGCCGTTTGTGCGTTTTGAGCTCATAGAGGTACTTCTCCACAATACGGTCGAAGGATTTTCCTCCAATATTGACAGACATGCTTTTGAAAAGCGAGTCCATATGGTTGGATTTTTGGACTACGGTTTTCTTTTTTCCGTCCTTGCCGGTATCATCTTTCAATTCTTTATATGTCTTTAACCGGCTTTGAAGGCTGCCTTGTGAATACATATTTTTTTCCTGAAGGAGTTTCAGTTTTAATTTCTTTTTCTGGATGCGCACATCATCCAGCCGCAGCTTGAGTTGTTCTATGGTAATGAATTCTTCGGGTTGGTAGGGTTGTTGCTCTATAAAATCCGATTTACGTAAGAAAGCCATGACTTTTGTTTCAAAGTTGTCAACACCGACAGCGTTAAATGTATTTGCAGATAAGCATGTTTGCCCGACAAATGAAAAATCGCGGTTTATCATATTGATATATGTCCTGTCACCGGATTCGCTGGCCAGATAAGACTTTGGCATAACAAGCAGCATCAGCCCGGCAGGTTTTAGCAACCAGAAAGCTTTATGACTGAAAAAATACTGCGATTTGACACCTTCTATATCAAGGCCGAAGGGTGGGTTGCCCAGTATCATATCGAAAAACATATTCGGGTCGTAAAACCGCATGTCGTTTACTTCGATATTGGCATCCGGATACAAACGTTTGGCTACCTTGACAGCATTTTCGTCGATATCAAAACCGAAAGTATTGTACTGGTTTGGAAGATGATTAAAGAAATTTCCCATGCCGCAACACATATCCAATACGGTTTCACAAGGTGTAGGCGCAGCCAGTTCTACCATTTGCTGACAAAGCTTGTGTGGAGTAAAAAACTGGCCTAGTTCGAGAGCCTTTTTGGCCTCAGTATAATCATGGAAGTTGGCAAAATCTTTCATCTCCAATCCATGCAAGCCACCGATGCCTGTATAACAGTTATATATATCGGTATTGCTAAAATCTTTCTTGCCTCTAAGAACAGACATTAATATCTGCTCATTGAGGGTCGCACGTTCGTTCTGGGATATCTTCTTATCAAGTATAGGATATATCATGCTGCTGCTTCGGTATTTTCTATTTGTTTTTGAGGATGAATTACGGAAATGAGCCTTTCATTGCGGTATACATAGTATATCCGCCCGAGTTTATCGGCTGCATCCTGTATTTCGCTCCAACGGCGAAAAGATTGAGGTTCGAGCTTCCGGTAGTTATTGGATGGTTCGTAAAAGCAGGCGGTCAAACCTCCCATCAGTTTTTCTTTTTTCAGGATAGATATGCTAATCGCTTCGATGGATTCTTTATGCCCTCCAACCAATATATACCATTTGCCTTCATCAAAGAGGAAACCGCAATTAACCAGATAGTCCTGACGGTTCCTGTCAATAGCTTTCAGTAATTCTTCTTCGTTATCGGCATAGGATGATCCATGTTTGCCGGGACTCCATTTCCTGTCCCTTATTTTGGATAAGCAGTTGATAATATCTTCATCGTCCTTATTCTTTTTATATGGCGAAAGCCCTAACCACTCAAGGTTTCCCAGCTCAATGAGGGCTTCTACCCTCTCCGGGTTTTTATAGAAGTTGCGAAGGATATTTACTATCCGGTCAAACTGGTTGTAATGATCGGATTCAAGTGTGATATAACGGATTTTATCGTTTTTCTTTGTAGCTATCAGTATACACATATTTATTGTTTTTAGGGTTATTACCGGATATAAAGGGATAGCAGATAGGCTGGGGTACAGTGAATTAATACCAACCGAATATCTGTTGATAAAGAATAGTGTTATAAGTATGTATTGGGTTATAGGTTTACGCTAATAGTCTATTAGTTTATACACCCGGGAGATTTCTTCCTTTCTCAGACCTATGTATGTCTTGGTGACAGATATGGAAGAATGCTTGAATATGGAGTTCAGCAGGATTAACGATTCAGCCGATTTACCGGATTTTTCATAAACCATCCTTCCGAATGTTTTTCGGAAAGTATGCGTGGAGAAGTTTTTGACGGGTAATTTATATTTGAACTTGAACTCTTTTAATTTAGCATTGATATGCTGAATGGTGTATGGTTTGTTTGAGTATGGGCTTTTGAAGATGTAATTCTGTAAATCGGGTTCTCCCATTAGCTGATATAGCTCATTATACCTTTTCTTAACATTTTTATTAAATTCTATTTCACGATTTTTGCCTGTTTTCTTTTCGGTTATTAGGGTTGTGTTTTTATTGATAATGTCCACCCATCGCCTCGTGACTACATCTGAACATCTGAGCTGACAACTAAATGCCATATAACAAAATAGTTCCCAGAGATACTCTTTCTCGGCTCTTAGTATATCCAAAAAACAATAAAAATCATCGATAGGAAAATAGTCTGCTGTTGTCAGTACACCTTTCTGTGCCATAATGTATTAAAATGAAAAAGACAGACTGTTATAGTCTGCCCTCGGTGAGTAATTGTAGTATTATTCTCAAATAAGATTTTCGTTTGGAATCTCTCTCCCTGTGTAAGGATTATATATTTCGCAGGAATCAAGAACCTCTGCTTCTACAGCAAATACGCCCTGTTCCATAGAATAGAACAATTCCAAATGAATGGGAACCAAGAGGTAAACTTCTGCTTCCTCTTTAGTCATTCCTGATTTATTTATTAACTCATGGAGCTTACGATTATAAGCTATCGGTGTCTTGTTAGGTGTGAGAAGGACATCTATTACATCTCCTTCGTCCTCAATTACTTTTAGTGGTTCCTCGAATTCGTTCATATATTATTGTTTTGTATACGTTATAACTGATGATTTACGGCAACGGAATATTGCATGATTCCCATCGATGAGATACCTCATTTTATCGGTTTCAGCCCAATACTGGTCACCATGCCGTTCAACATCCAGATCTTTATTGATAAACCGAACTCCCTCCATATTGGAATTGGTCATAGTAATTTTGCGATCCATATTATTCTATATTTTCAGGCAACATATAATAATATTCACAGTAAGTATTTACCACCCCCTCGACTTTCCGCACTTTGTAGGTGAAATACCCATATAAACCTTCTCTCTTTTCCTCGATAACTGTATGGTAGTCCGAGCCAAGTTGATGAAGAATAATACTATCACCAATGTCATAATTATATTTCTCTTCAACGGTATCTCCATTGAGGGTATAAATTCGATTGGTTATCTCATGGACTTCCTTTGCTATTTTTGTTCTGTGTGAGATAAAGCTTTCGTAATACTTTATTTCTTTTATGAATTTTGTTTGCCCCTGTTTCTGGTATTTTTCAAGTTCTTGAGGAACTGTCCCTAAAGTATATTCGATAAACTTATCTAATGGAGTTGTTAAAGCAAAGCGGATATTATCATCATGTTCTTTACGGTACTGGATTATTTCTTTTGCCTGCTGGTCTTTCCGCCGTTGCTTATTGACAGCTTCATTACCATCTTGGATCTGTTTCACTTCGGCAAGATAATCGGAGTATTTGCCTCCACCGTTGCAGAGGTATTTGTAATAATTTGCCTCAACTTTGTAGTTGCAAATATGGTCTCCGATACATAGCTTACTCATATTGCCGCTTTCAGCCCGGGAAGAATATATATTTTGGTACTCAATCGGTAGTCCCGTAGGAAAAGATTCAATCATCTTATAATATGCCATAACCTCTCCATTATAGCGGATCAATTTGCAAAGGGTCTTGAGCGCTTTTGTCTGAGTAAGTTTTCCTTTAAGGAAATCATATTCGGGTATTTCTTTTAAATTATTATTTTCCATTTTATTCTCTTCTTGTACTGCCGTTGTATAGTTCGCAGGCACATTTAACTAACTTTATTCTGTTGCCGGTATCAAGGTCTGCATAGAATTTTTCTGCCGCTCCTCTGGTCGTTTTCTTAGTGTGATGTATCCATTTATTCCAAAAATGTTCCCATTCTCCTCCGAATATTTTTTGACATTCTTCTTTATGCCAAGCATTCCACATATAGTAAAAGAAGGAGCTGACAATGTTCTCGTCTATTTCCTCTTTAAGTTTTTGCTTTTCGCTTTCGAATAAATAAACGATATCGTTTTCTCGTTTGGTCAAATGGTAGCATAAATGTCTGACCATATCGAAAAGAACATCTTTTTCGACTTCATATTTTTGCCAAGCAAGACCACCATAATAACCGAAAATGATTACTTCTTGATCAAATAATACCAGTTTTTGGGCACCCCAATAGTCAGAACCATCTTTATTTTCACTGAAGTTTACTTCAATGTTAGTTTCCATATTTAATAATCTCACTGCCAGTTCATAAACGGTACATTGGTTATTAGGTGTCTTTTTCGGATGTTTATTATGTATTCTATCCATTATTCATAGTTTTTTAATATTGTAAAATATTCCTGATCATTGAGCCATTTCGCTGCAATATCATTTATAACTTTCATTGCTATCTCTACTGAGGTTACCTTACTACAACCATGAAAACAACCGGTAAAAGAGTAATCACTGTTCGCTCCACAACTGAATGTATAAGTGAATGGAGCTTTATTGATAACATATATTTTACCTCTCGTACATTTCCGGCTCCATACATCCTGAGTGACTACTTCTCGATTGTAGTAATCATTTGTTTTTGTCCAATTTTCCATAATCTAACATGCTGATGTTCTACTTTTGAAGTCTTCAGGACTATCATAATCTCCTTTCAACCATTTAAGTGCGTCTTCTTCGTATTCAAATTCCTCGACATTACATTCTCCTGAAGTATTGTCAAAAGCGATGAATTTCTCCCCTTTTCTGTAATAGCCATCACACAAGCCATATTCATTTGTAGCATAATCTCCATCTTTTAGTTGATAACGAGGCTTTTTAGGATATCCATGCTCCAAGTAATATTCGAGGGTTCGATAGGTTCTCCTGCCTTCTTCATCCAAATCCCATTCTATATCAGGTTTGTAACAAACATCTGTTAGAAGATATTTCAATACCCTACGCGCTTTGTCTCCAATATATCTCATTTTATATTTTGTAATTATTCCCAGCAAAATGCTGTTTCTGTAATAACTATATTTTCTTGCCTGTCTATGTAGTAATAGAGGGTAACATGAGAGTATTTTCCGTCTTCTCCGGTATCAAGTTCTGCTAATAACGAGTGGTCCAGTTGCTTGAATCCAGAATTTTTATCATCTAAATCTTCCGGACATTCTGATATAACGGATAGAACCTTTGCTCCAATTTCTTCGATTCTTTTCTTTAACTCATCGATGTTCCTGAAACGAGAAAGAAGTAAACGGTCAAATTGATAATCGTGTTTGTTGTCTTTTCCCAGCTCTTGGTAAACGTCGCACTTTGATTTTCGGAAGAATCTATCACCATCCGACCAATTAAGGGCTTTTATATATAATTCGAAGGCATCTTCTATAGATAAGCCTTCCGCTGAAATATCTGCCAATAATTCGCCCATACAGATGTCGTTCTGATGATATTGTTCTTGTATTTGTTCCAATGTTACTTTCTTCATGTTACTTATCGTTTATCGGGTCAGCAAAATCAACTGTCTTTTCACCGAACTGGAATATGCAGTCAGGGGCTAACCCATCAAGGTTATTTAGCACCATTTCCATTGCCGCTTTTTTAGATTCAGCATGTACCCTTACGGTTGCATTATGAATCATGGTAAGCACAACATCATAGGATTCAAGGGTTCTGCTATTAGTGCTTTCCTCCTCCAAAACCCCATGAACTTCCCATTGTTCGTAAACAGTAGATGGATGCTCCCATTGTGTATGATCAAATACTTGAATAGCATTTGCTATATTACCTTCACTAATTGATAGAAAATCATTATAAGTGGAGCCTTCGATTTTTTCGCCTACTGCATCTTCAAATTCACCTTCACTGATATAACATATCTGGTCGAAGAAATATGTGAATAATATTTCATCTTTAAACACCTGTCCTTCCTTTGTATAATCAGATTGGAAACGACATTGCTTATCTATTTCGTTGAACTCGAAATATCCATACATTTCCAGTTTGTTAATTTCTCCAGTTTCTGTCAGAAAATTATGAATCAGAGTATAGATCAGTAATGGACTGAAAAATCCTTGATTATTTTTCGGATAGTCCCTGTCGTACCATACATCAATATTCATTCTGTCAAAGCGGTATTCAGTAAAGTATTTTTCCACATGGCTGAAACATTCGACAAATGTGTCGCCACTTTCCACTGTTTGGGTAGAGCCATTATCGTAAACAACCATTAACTCATACCATTTATCAGGGTTTGAGTCTGCTTCGCCGATAATTTCAAAATTATGATGAATAATACCGTTGCAGATATATTGTAATAAATCTTTCGTCATACTTAGTTAGTTTTTATCGTCCAATATCTTCATGTACAGGATACCAATTGTCTGTATCGCAATAGAAACAATAGGATGTATAGGGATGGCATCTTCCATCTTTGCTACCGCAGGTTCCACAATAGTATTCTTTGTCGATACAGGCTATTAAGTCATAATTTCTATCTCTTACAAGACTTATCCTTTCTTGCAAAATATTCATCTTGCGAGGATCTTTGCTTTTGAAATAGAACTTGCATTTACGTATCTCCTTTGCCATTTGTTCATCCGACAGAGCAACTTGACTGGGTCCGATTTTTCTCGGTTTTCTTCCTTTTTTCATTGCTTATTTATTTTGAGGATAACAGGATGGCCAATATGCTTTCTGTCCGAACCTTTCGAGTCCTTTATTATCCGTTACTTTTTCGAGAATAAAACCATCTTCTCTGAGTGTGTTAATGTCATTCATATCCTCATATTTGAATATGTGGAAGATATTTTCTTTTCCAGATTCTTTTCCAAAATGCATTCTGAACAAATCGATAGGTAGGAAAAGGGACACTTCGTTTGTACGGTCAGTTTCAGCGATGAAGCCTATGTCACAACCAAAGAGAAATGCCGTTTTGTCTGTGTATTTGAGCCATACAGATTTCATATAGGACCATTCGCGTTGGCAATCCACATTTTCGCAATACCAATAGTCATGCTCAAATCGGGGCTGTTCTCCGCAAAGAGGACAGGTAGCTACAGGAAGGTTACTTGCATCGCCAATAATAGGAAGCTGGACCGAACTGAGTTGTTCCCAGCTATCTGTTCCCATTTTCTTACCAAGTGTGGCCATATCGTCATCATTAACAAGATGAGCTTTGTAAGCATATTCGACCAAGTCATCACGATGTATTACACAGGTAGGAAAATGATTAAGGTCTTCCCGTATTTGTCCGAGAAGGGCTTTCTCTTCTATATTGAGTGACTCTTTTAACAACAGGTAGTTTCTAACTTTCTCTAATGTTTCTATAAATCGCATGTTTCTTCTTTTTCAGAGTTATTTAAAAATCTTTCGGGGATCGGAATTTGCATTGCAGTCTCGAAAAGTATCTGTCGGGCCGTTTTTCTATTCCATTTGGCTTTTCCGACAAAACGGTTGATAAGAGCGGTACTCGCCTGTATATTCAAACAACGGTCTATCCCTTCCATGTAATCAAGTGCTTCTTCGTGGGTATAACCTTCGTCAAGAAGTGTTTTGGCAAATACTTTCACCTCAGATACAGTCATCCGGGAAAAGCCCGGGAATGTTTTCTTGTCCATATTAGCTTCATTTTTTACCACAATGGCTACAAAAGCAGCCTTGCTTCATTTTGCAATACTCACACTCTATTCCCAAGCCTTTGGTGTAAGCATCAATCGCTTTATCCATAATATTCAGGGAAAGAGTATTTAGTTCTCTCTCTGCCATGGCAACAGAAAAACCTTCTTCTCCACTGCAATCAGATTCGTGGCCGTCAAAGAAGAGTTTCAAATTGGAATGACGTAGTATATCATCACTTGCATGGTAATCGGGATAATATTTTTCAATAAAATCCCAGAATTCGTTTGTAATATTCATATCTGTTGTTTGTATTATACTTTTGTTCGTTCGGTTAGCTTACTTATTAAAGTCTCCAAACTCCAACCACACAGAGCGGTCAGCATATTATCGCAATCATTATTGCGATATGCCCTAAGCAATTGACGTATTTTCTTGTGGTTGGGCTCATCATCAGACTCCATTTCATCAAAGAAAATATCGGAAAAGAGTTCAGATTGCTCTTCATTTACGAGAATTTTATTTATTATCTCATCAGATATTTTGGATTCAAGCTTTATGAAATTATTCTCATGTAACCAAGCGACAATACACATCAAACCTTCAACCTGTACATTTTCTAAGGGTTCGTCCCAGTCTTCACCGGCTTCTCCGTTTAAGGTACATATAGGACAACCTTCATCTAAAAACAGGTCGAAAACTGTCGCCGCCTCATATCCTCCATAAGCATTATATTCTTTGTTATGTATTACGACAACCGGAGAATTGGAATATTCTTCTTCTGTTTGGTCTATAGAGTGATGTTGCCCAACATTTTTGTAGAAAGTACCAATACATCCTTTTGATTTAACCGCATTGGCAATAGTTGCAATTAGTTCTTTGCGAACCAGATTAATCAATCCTAATATTTTCATAATGAGTCATTTATTGATGATGCTTTCGTGAATTGGCATGATATTATGTGATTTTATTTACTATTAAGAATAGGGTAAGGCGAGATAAAGGGTTTTTATTTCCTCAGAAAAATAAAGCCGCTATATCGAAAAGAAATAGCAGCCTTGGAATTTTACTCTTCTTTTGGGTCTGGAAAATAATCAGGATATTTATCATACTTTGCTTGAGCTAATGATACTTTCTTCCAATAGAAATCCATTTCAAGGCGAGGGTGAGATGTCATCTCTTCCAGTGACATATCTCCCAATTCACTCATTTCCGCGTCCCCATTGAGAATTACATAACAAAATAGAATATCTGTATCCCGATCCCAGTTGAGAACGAAAATATCGGTACGACCAAAGAAATAGTGCGCATACACTGTTGTTGATTGGTAGTAATCGGGAATCATTTCGATTTCATTACTCAATCGTTCTACAATATCTTTGAAACCATTGTGGTTTTCGTTTACGATGAGTCGTTGATTAAGCGGTAAGAATTTTTGTAATTTTCCCATGTTCTATTTTTGATTTATCGGTTATACATATTGTAAAGTTTATCGGTCATTTCCTCACGTTCATACTCATCAGCATTGAAATCGAAGAATACACCGGATACTTGAAGCATATCGTAACAGTCATCCCAACTCGTCTCAGGTTCAGAGGGTGAATGGGTATCAATCATACTCCAATACTCCTGTTCATGTTTTCTTTCCTGCTGCCATTTATATTCGTGACGATACCAATCTATAAATTTGTCTTTAGGTATTCTGTATTGTATCTGCAAATCACGGTAACATCCAAGTGGATATAAAAGCTCCTTATCAATATGATTTCGGACTTCATCTATCAACCCTTGTTTATCAAACTTATTATGAGAACGAACAGTGAACCAAACTTTATCGTTCTCGTAGCTGCATTTATATGGGTGGGTGTATTGAATTTGCGCTCCATTTTTTCTGATATGCGCAACAATATAAATACTTTTCCCTTCGAAGGTTTGGTAATTGACTTCTTCGAAAGTTTCTTCATTTATATGAAAATAGAAATCCTGTTGTTGGTTATTCAGAAAGCGTTCAAGTTGTCTTTGTGACTGACTATAAATATATGTTCCGGCTCGGGATTGTCCTCGGCTACTTAAATTATTATAGTAGTACCTGTATTGTTCACGGGATTTACATTCAAAACTGTCAGGTATGCTATAATAGGCATTATAGGTAGCATCGAGTAGGCAAAAATCATATATTTGCTGGAAGGTTCGGGTGTTATTTGGTTGCATGGCTCATTTCTTTCTTTAGTTTCCAGAGCTGGGGGAGCATGAAGCGGTTGTTTTCTCCTATGGTATAACGTGTCCCCTTGATTACAAGAGGATTGTTTTTGCAACTATCGCATACCTTGATTGCTTTGTCAAGGTTTGGGACTTTTATTGTTTTACCATTGATATCGGTTATTTCAGAGGTCAGCATATCTATTCGGAATCATTTATGAGTTCTTGAAAAAAGCGAATTATATGGTATATATGTCCTGGGAGAGCATCAGAATCATAAATGCCTTTTTCTTCAAAAGCTTCATAAGCTTCATGGTCTTCTTCAAATAGGCACTCCAAGTAATGTTTTTGCTCATCATCTATGTAATAAATAACAACTTGCCGAAGCAGGGAAAAGAGTGGGTTGTCGTCAAATAGTATGTTTGTTGGACGTTGTTTTCTGGGAAATTCATTGAATTGAGCTTCCGATTTAGAGAAGAATGTTATTTGTGGAGCCAGTTTTTCTTCGTCTTCTGTACGTCCTTGCGCTATCAAATCTGCCAGTGCTGCAATCAGTATGTTGATTTTTGTTTCTTGATTCATTGTATTCACCCCCATTCTATAATTTCAGTGCTCTTAATCTCTGCGACATCGGTATGTATATCACCGACAACAAATGAATAATCCATCTCGGTTAGGATATTATCAATACTTACCAGATCTGGATTGTATTCGATTTCGACTTCCGTTATTACTTTTACTTTCTTTGTTACCATTTCAGTTATTTCTTAGGAAAATTCTCAGTTGATTGTCATTTTTATATTGATGGACTTTGCCATTGTAGTGAATTTCAGCCGTTATCTTGTCTGTTGAAAAATGAAGAGGACAGAAAGACAAGTCTCTCCTTTCGGCATAATGGGTAAAGGCAATATGTACTTTCCGTTTCAGGATTATTTGTTCTTCCTCTATTGTTTCGATAAAATCATCTTCTGTTACAAACCTGTATCCGATTTCTGATTTATCCGGCCTACAATAGTTCCTGAGCCGATGTTCCATACCCCGACTAATCCAATTTTGAATATTCTCAACAACATTTGCAGCATCAGTGAATGGTGGTAATGATGAAAACTCCGGATATTTTATCAATTTACTCATTTGTTCCCAGATTAATCAAGTTCAAATTCATCTTCGTAGACTTCTATTTCTTTTCCACTTCCACAGATACGCACACGCCATTTATAGCCGACTTTTTCAATAAGTTCTATGTTTTGATATCCTAAGTAAGATTCGATCAGTGTTGCTGTTCTTCCGTCTTCCATTGTTCTTTACATTTTTATCAATTAAATATCATTCCGAAATTCCATCAGATTTTGTTCAAAATAGTTCTCACATATTATCTGGTTCCGTTCTGCATCGGAACTGAAGTCATCCCAACTGTAGCCGTAATCATCCAGCAGTTCGAGTTTTTCTTCATGATTGAAACCGTCAATATCAATGCTTCCTGTAAGCCATAGCTGGAGATTGGAAAGAATAGCCTTCAATTCCACATTTTTTTCTGCATCTTCCAGTAGATTTTTCGAATGCCCCATGTATTTGCTCAATAGTTCCAATTCTACTGTGTCCGATTCTGGCAACAACTTGTCATAATATCCGTTTGGCTGGCAATACCAGAATTCTTTGTTGGAGACCTTTAGGCAGAATTGAAGGTTGTCGGGGTCGGTACATTGGATATTAGGGTTGAGTAGATTTTTCATTACTAATTTAATTATTGTTGAGTTGAGTTTCACTCTCAAAAGAGAGGATAAGTTCTTTGTTCCAGAAAGAACGAACCAATCCATATACTTCGTCAATACAATAACCATCACACTTAGGCTCGTCCACGCTAAGGTCCAGAGAGTCATACGTTGTTTTTCGAGCCCATGATACCGGAACTTTTAAACCCCTCAGTAACTTCATTTCCATGATAGAGCCTCCACCATTCCAGGCGTTGAACATTCCACAATAATTGTCTTTGGGAATGGTTATGTGCGTTATTTTTCTGAAATGATTGTCATATAAATCTTCAAGCGGAAGCATTCCCGCAAAAGTTAAAAGTCCATAGCAGCATTGATTCAAAAGTTCCTGAGCAAAGTCATCATAGGAAACAGCTTCCTTGCCATTTCTGTAAGCGAGATTTGGAAAGCAACCAACGGTGTTTATCCCTTTTTCGACAAACTTTTTCTTTACTAATGCAGGGTTAAGACAGAGTACGTCAATCATGTCCTTGACATATTCTGAGTATGAATAAGTATTACCCATTGACCAATTATCCGGTAAACAGTCGTAGTTAGTATATAAAGTTGCTCTGGCCCGTAAAGAAGTGTTGCCAATGAGGTTTTCTATCGGGGTTGACTGATCTTTATCTTCAATCAAATGGCGTATATAGTCTTCATTATCAACTAAATCAAGCCATTCGTCTATAAAAGGATGAAGATGTTCGATACTATTGTCTGTATAGATGTTTGATTTAATTTGTTCAATTTCATCCATAGCCCTTTCATATACAGACTCAAAAAACGACTCATCCAGTTCTTCATAGAGTTTATCCGGATTTTCTTTATTGATACATTCATGTATAGTTTTGGCATTACCTCTCAGATTTTCATTATAATCTATATAAATGAGATAATATTTTTCATCAAGCCTTTTGATAAATTCCTGACGAATTTCTTCCGATATTTCGGGTGTCATTTTGATATCGACCATATTCTTTATTTATATTTAGGGTAAGGTTTATATACACTAAATAGAGTATAATCATTCCGGCGTTCACGCCAGATAGTTTGTTTCCGAAGTTGTTTTATCAGCTCCATATCTTTAGTCCGTAGAATCTCAAACTTATAGAAGCCTTCATCACAGTTGTTGCATTGAAATGAATAATCTTTAATTTGCGATTTTAAAACAGGTCTTCCACAGTGGGGGCAAAAGCGTCTCGTTTTCATACATTTCCATCATTTATATTACAGCAGGCTATCCACAGAATACGCATCAGGTTATCATTATGATTGCTTAGTTCCTCTTCAGTCCATGCTCCGTATTCTTTGAGTTCTTTTCTGAGATTTTCCGGATCTATCTTGTTCAGCTCCGTTTGTATTTCTTCTAACTGCATCATTTTGACCAAATCTTTTTCGCAATCGCCGGGATGATCGACCCAGTCGGCCAGTATTTCCGGAATATCCAAACAGTCTATATGATTGAATGATACTTGCATAGCTGTATGTTTTTATTTATTGGTTTTAGCAGCAGAAATCAGGTGATCGAAACTTTCAATCAAGGCTTTGCGTCGTGGTTCCCGACAATCTTCGTTCCAGTTGTCCATTACCAAGCGTTCCCAGTATTCCATATACAGCTTTTTCCATCGGCGTATTTCCTCTAGTTCAGGCAGAAAACTTGCAGATTCTCCCAATTTTACCAATGCGCTGAGAATGTCTATTATGGCAATTATCTTTTCATTGCACTTGTAGAATACTTCATAATATTCGAACTTATCAACAGCCTCTTTGACCTGATGCGAATATTTTCGTATTTCAAGGCCTATAAAATCGCATGCAGCATCGTTCTCGAAGTTTTTAACTCCCCATGATCCCATGATGTTATATTGTTTTAGTGGTTAATGTTATCTGTTTAGTTGAAGTAGATAATCTTCAATGGATTTGTATTTATTATTAATAGCTACATTTTCATTAAAGGCATTCAGGCAATGAAGTAGTGCTTTGGATAATGTATCATATCTGCGGGTGAAGGATTGAGCATTGTCCAGACAGTATGCTTCTAAGATGTAATTGAAATATTCAGTCTTTTCCTTTTTGATGGTGACATACCAGTCGAAATGGAGTTTGAGCTTGAAAGAGTCACTTTCACCGTATTTCATAAGCCTTTCTTCGGCGAGTAATCGTTGAACAAGTTCTTTGCCAAGCCATACATCGCATTCCTGATAGGATTTTATTTGCGCAGTACATCTGGCTGCATATTCTTCAATCTCCTGATTGGTGAGTGGATAATTGTGATAGTAATGGATGACTTCGGGGGCGGAAACGGATATTTTTTTGCCATCTATATCGAATGTAAATGTTTTAATGTGTGTGTCCAGAGCTTGTTTTACAACTACAATATCAATAGTTTGAGTGAAATTATGCCACTTTACAGTATTCTTTCCTTCTGTGGTTATCGTATTGTTTACAAAATTGATACGAATATTGCCCAGCATTTCTTCAAAGGTTTCCATTCCTGTTTGAATCGGGCTCAAATTAGCAAATATGTCTTTTTCATATGACTGAAAAACGCAACGAATCCGGTTTATAGTAAGTATATAACAGTTCTTTTCGTAGGTAACCTCGACATTGCATTGTTGGTCTTTTGTGCCATCAAGTAGTATATGTTCCGGGTGTGCAGGCATCCAGTAGCAATCGTAATCAAGATAAACACACCTACCACCGATAGTCGGTTTACAGAATCCCATAATTGTATGTCCAGGAAAATCTACAAAACAATAGTTTCGGAATGTGCAGGTCTGCCCTTTGTGGAGGTCGTAATTACTATCGGGCATGACATCAGAAAGGTTGTCGAAAATCTCAACGTTCTTCTCTTCGGCCCATTTAAGAAATTCTTCTTTATATGATTTCATATTTGCACCAAAATTTTACTCAATTATAATTGTTCATTGTTCCCTTTTATTTGTTTGGTTTTAAGGGTTTCATGAGCTAAACATTCAGGTCTGTCTGCATGCCCAAATGTGTCTAAGTATTCGAAGTATACAGTCTCATCACACACTTGTATATCATTATTTGTTATCACGACTACTATTCCCTTTGGCACAGATTCCAAAACTCTTTTTATCTTTTTGGCTATTTTATCTGCTTTTATCTCTTTCATAATTCCATTTTGCTAATTTTTATCTAAAAATCCTTTCCATTTGTATTCATTATAACTGTGTTTCAAGTACCGGAAATTCCATCAAACGGTTGAGCTTTCGTCCCTGCTGTCGCAAGATTCCTACAAAATGACACCTTTCTTTCATACTCATTGGTGACTCATCTTTCATATCGAAAAGGAACTGGTCATACGCCTTATCGTCGGAAAGTCCGGCAACATTTTCACCGGACTGCATATCTGTATTAAAATTATAGATATTCATAATCTTGATCTTTAAGCTGTTTGCTTTATATCTTCTTCCGATTGAAACACCCTTCCTAATAATTGGTCATAATAAGGAATCAGCCCTTTTATCTCTTCATCTGTAGGATATGGATAAACATCAGGGCGAAGAAACTCTGCTTCTGTTTTGATATTTGCCAGATAGTCATTAATATGCCCTCTTTCAGCAAGTTTGACAATCACATACTTCTCGAAAGCACGGGCAGTCAATTCTACCATTGTCGCCCAATACGGTTTCGATTTATATTCGTCGATTTTCTTTGATCGGGTGTAGAAGCCTGTTTCTTTGATTTTGTATCTTAGTTGGGAAAGGGCGCTTGATATGGATCGTTCTGTTACTATTTTGGGGTTCTCTGTGGAAAAGATAAGACCTTCCCCCTCCTTTATACACAGATAGTTGTCCAATGCATGAAACCATTCGTGCGCAAGTGAACCGGCTCCTTTTTTCTTGGTTAAATTTATGACTCGTTTCAAAGGCTCATAATGAGCTGAAGCCTTACCACTGCCACGAGCACCGAATGCCATTGCAAGTTGATTGTCAAGGGTAATCGTCTGTGTATTGATTTCCAGAATTCCAGCAAGGTCATAGAATGCATCATACGCTTCGTTGAGACAGGCAGCCCTTTCCAATTGTGTAACCCAAATGCCAAATTCCACTCCTCTGAATGGAAAGGTTGTAGAAAATTGTTCCGGTGTAATGTCCATGCTATTACGGTGATCAGAGCCAACACGAGGCCGGTTCCAGTCTCCGCGTTCTTCTGGGATGGTGCGTAGTTCTTTGTAGATTCTTTCTAATTCAGAAAGATTCTCAATATAGAAGGAACGAGCCTCATCTATCGTTGCAAATTCTTTAAGCACGATACCAGATTTATGCTTAGGCGTAATATAGTAAGCTCCCGTATTCCGGTTGCGCCAGAATGCACATTGTAATTTCGCGACTTTTTTCGTACCTCCGACATTTTCTTTTATCCATGCAATACATTCTTCAATAGTACTGGCCTTGAATTTGATGTAATTCCCTTTGACTACGACATAGCTATTGTCCATGCTGAACATGTGCGGTTGGATTATCCGGAATGGATATGGATTGTAATCGTCTTGCGGCCAGTTTGCAGCTTTCATCTCTTTCTGGAACCCAAAGAAGTCATTTTTGGTGAGAAATGGCTGGTTGCTGAGAGCTGGCTCATTTTCAAGTCCTATTTTAATTAACTGAATAACCAGTAAGACCTTTTCAACCCATCTTCTAACGCTATAAGTACTTCTTGGTTTAGTCGGAATGCTGTTATATAAATATTGTAATTTGATTGCCGTCTCAACACTGATTAGCCCTTCACGAAACATACGGGCAAAATCGGGACGCGGAAATGATTTGGATAAAGCCTGAGTAATAAGCGCATCGTTGGTGATAAGGCTTATTTGCTCCATAGCATTACGGGCAAGGTCTTTCTTAGCTCCACCTATTTTTTGTCCAAAATCTTTTATTGTACTGCTTGTTGATACTATTGCTGTTTGCATAATTCCAGTTATTTATTTGTGAATACTACGGATTTATTGCAATGACTTAGTAACGAATAGTGTCAATTGGTTTGAATTGGTTATAAGTCCTGCAATTTTTTTGAAATAAAAAAGCGCAGACTGAATTATCTACGCTTAGGGGGCTGCTATATATCAAATGAGAGGAAATCCTCTTCGTAAGGGTTCATCTGGATATTTTTCTGTAAAGGCTTCGAGTAGTTTAGCCATATAGTCCACGCTGATTTGGTTTCGTGGATCGACCGGATAAGTAATATAGTCCTGCAACCATGCTAGGACAAGCCCGGCAAAAATCTGTTGTGAAGTACGGTGCATCATGCGCATTTGTTGAAGAAACTCTTCTTTTGAAGCATTGAACCCTGCATTTGCAAGGTCTTCGGCAATTTGACGGATTTGTTGTTTTGACATGGTATGTTTTTTTAGAAAGATTAATTTAGATTTCATCGACATAGATCGTGAAACCTTTCAGTTTGATTTTTTTGATAAACCTCGCAAAAGCTACTGCTTTGACAACCCATTTGTTTGAAGCTTGCTCTTTAACTTCATAGGCATATTTCATGTAGATGGAAACAATGTATGTTTTATCTTTTGGTTTCTTTTTCATCTTGTTGCAGATTTTTTATTCCATAAATGTTTAACTGCATAGTAAGTTCCTCGTAGGTAAGCAAAATTTTCACAAATAGATAAGTTGTAGATAACGACGGTAGTACCGTATACTATTTCGTGCATACCGTCGTTATTTTTAATCTGAAAAAATTACTTTCTTTTACGCCACTCCATCATTTTCTTTCTGACGTTTATATTGTTGTCCTCCAACAGCTTTTTAAGGACTGCGAGTAAACGCCAGCCTTCACCGTGCTTGTAAATCTCTGCCTTTGCCGAGATGAAAGCTAATGATCGGGATTTATCCAAACAGTTTCCTGCATCGTCAATAGCCATACAGTTGTGGAACCGAACGAGATTCTGCATGGTAAAGTATGCGCCGGCACCTTTATAGGCATCAATCCATACATTGGATTGGGGTGTGTGGGATGGCATTTTCAAACGCATGTCGTTGAAACTTTTGGTCGCATGGTAGAGCTGGGAGGCATTCTTCGTGATAGTAATACGCCTTATTGCCATCATGAAAGGAATATAAATTTTCTGCTGCAAATCGGAGACGAAAATGTCACGGCTACCAATACGTTTGTAAGGAATGCCTTTGCAGTGCTTTTCCGGGAGGGCGTTTACACGTTTCCTTAGTTGTTGAATATAATCTTCTGCCATAGCTACAACTACGTTGGCATTGAACCATCGGCTACGGTCCATAAAGTTCTGGAAGTCTTTCCTCTCCATTTTCATTTGCGCATTCAGCTCGTTCATCAGCATCTTCCACTGATATTCGTAACCCAGTCGGTGAATCATTTCTGTAACTCCGACCGGTTGCTTTTGACCATACGGAACATAAGACATCATGTAGAACATTTGAGCCATGACGAAACGCCTGAAAAGGCGGCGGTTAGGCACTGTACCCTGATCGGTAATGTAACTGAAAATAGGGTGGTTGTCTTCCAGAATAGTAGGGATACCATTTTCGTTGGACGCGATAAATTCTCTACCATTGGACCCTTGCATGGCAAAAAGATTACTGACATCTACACCAGCCTTACGAAGTGCCTCAATGCGTTCTTTTGCTGTTTGCGACTGTTTAGACGGTACACACTGAGCGAGCACATCGGGGCATTGGCTACACACACCTGAATTATTGCCGATAAATGTTGCAATAATTGTAAGTCCGTTCTTCTTAGCAGTTAACTCTGCCCCACACCGGGGGCATACATCCTTTTTCTTTTTTTTCATGTTGTTTAATAGACTGTTATTGAGTGATTATTTGAGGCTCTACCCAATGTCTGAGTATTACCAGGTCTTTGTCATTTTTACTCTGCCAGAACCATTTACCCATTGTTTCCGCATCCCATTGGAATCCGCCAAGTATCTGACAGAGGATATAGAGTTCAAGCTCGATTTGTGTCTTGTCTCTGCGTTCACCATACAGCATGGAGTCATTGTCCAGACTACTTTCGGGCAAAGCGGTGAAATAGCGACGAGACTTGCTTTCGCTCCGCTCTGATGGTACAGAGTGTTTATAGCGATGGTACAGTTCTTCTACCTTTGCGATAAACTCACCGCCACTACAACATGGTACACCCAGACTTCCTTCATACTTGCCATCTTGTATGATGTACTTACTGTTGAGTTTCAAACTTCGGGAATGGAAATCGACTTTGAAATTTGCACCACCCTCAACAGTCAGGATGGCTTGCTGATAGATATAACTCATGTTTTTTTCTACTTTATTAAATAAAATTGCATTCGGATCAGTGACGCATAGCTTTAAAATTCTGATAAATGAATTTGTTACCAGGCTCCTGAAGGCAGGGATACCGCAGGCTTCAGGAACCCGGTAAGAATTCATCTTAAATCTTGACCCCTTGTACAATATTAGGCTGCGTTGCCCATTAAAGTCTCATTAGGATGGCACATTGCTTTATTGTTCTGATATGTAGCAGTGAGTTACGCGCGGTCCTGGAACCACGGTAATAACCTGGTGGAACGGACCCGCGATAACGCCTGCACCATTGAAATTCCTAATCTCGACTTTTTTTTTTTTTTCACTTTGTGCTCAGTTTTTTTCGTGGCTCTCAGAATATTGGCACATTACTTTACCGGATTGATGTATGCCGAGAGAATTGAGCCCTGGCGGAGACGTCGTATAACGTTAGGGATACGACGTCCTAGCCGTGGGCTGCATTAATCGCGGCATTCTGAATATTATTCCCTTGAACCACGGTTTTTTGTGCTAAAAAGTTCTCATAATAGCAACACATTGCTTTATTGGTTTGATGTTACCCGTAGCTCCCAGCTCATAAAGAGGCGGAAGGGGATAATAAATCACCTCCGCCTTGAGGATGAGCTGGGTTAGAGACAGGCAATTCAATACTATTCCTTGAACTTCACTGATGTGTTTCAGTTTCATTATATATATAGATGTCAGGCAGGTGGCACATAACTTTATATTTCTGATATTTACTGGGTGAACCGGATCCCAATCCTGAGATGAACGGGCGATAAGCCGGGTCATCTCGGATTATGATCTGGATGCGTTCCCAGTAGCATTGAATTCCTGCACTTCATCCATCTGCCGTGTGTTCAGCAATATCTTATAATGATGCTACCAGTGTATTATATACCGCTCTGTTTGTCACTAAGGCATTTCGCATACAACCGAGTGTAAGATAGCCGGGAATATTGCCATTGGTTTTGCTTCTATTGGCTTTCACATTACGTCCTAAACCCCGCACGATGCAACCATCTCCTTTGGTACTGACATAACCCAGACCACCGACTTTACGTTTACCGGTATCGACAGCACGCAGGCAATCCATCACGAACTTATTCAACTCGTCCAAGTCTTTCCGAACATTGCACACGGGAAGTACCTGGATTGCCCAACTGAACTCCCCATTTCCTTTATAGAGGTAACGATTGACGGAATTTACAGACTTAGACAAGGAAATACCCGGCTTTCGGATTGTTCGTCGCTCAATCTCCTTCTGGAATGTCTTGATGCGGCTGGATGAGAGTGAAATCAGATCGCCCCTGATACTGAAACCAAGAAATTTGAACCATTTATCGACTGTAAGGTATTCCACTTTCTTAGGGTTGAGTTTCATGGACTTTTCATCGAGCCGACTCTGAAGCACGTTCATTGCTTTCTCGTAGTCTTCGCCGATAAAAAGTATATCGTCGGAATAACGAATGTAGTAGCCATTCATCTGGGACAATTCATCGTCGATGTCATATAGCAGTACATCTGCCAGCCAACTAGCTACAGCACAGCCTTGTTTCAGGGACTGGTAGTTACTTTGCAGGCTGTTGCTTTCATCGAAGTAAATGTCGCTGTGATAGTATTTTCTTAGTACGTCTATCAGGGCGGAACGACCGTGAACGGCTTCTACCTTGTCGAAAGCTTCGTCAATATACCGGAGAGGCACACTGTCGAAGTATTTGCTGAGGTCGGCTTTCCATCCCATGTAACCGTTTGTCGTAGTACCTACAATCTTACGGCTGACTTCGGTTACGACCATTCCGCAGCCGATACCTGTCTGGTAGGACTTGCACGAGGGATGAACCATTTCGGGCATAAGATGAAAAAGTAGGTCGTTTGCTATGCTAAGTAGCACCCTGTCGATAGGTTCGTTGACATAAACAGTGCGGAACTCTCCACCCTCTTTCGGTATCTGTGCCGTATGTGGTGGTGATATTTCGTACTTTCCATGAAGCATAGCATCGGCTATTCTCAATCGGGCTTGTTCATCGGTCAGCATGATAAGCTGATCTTTTCGGATATCCTTGAACACGCCTTTGTCGATTGCTTTTGTCCACCTGTCGAAGTCGAAAAACGTCGTTAATATTTTGTCTGACATGGCATTTTCTCCCCATCTTCAAGTTTGACATACTCAAGCACCACATGTTCTTCGCAATTATCGCACCAACAGTCATTTGCTTGGATTTTATCAGAACACAGATCGACAAACTCGCATCCTTTGTTGGGGCGTGTCCAGCCTTTCATCTGCACATTGGTAGAGCCACATTTAGGGCACTTATAGTACCAGCGTTGTTTTTTACTCATAGTGTTTTATTTTATTGTTCGTCTCCCCAAGTAATAGAGTTATATGTTACACCTTCACCATCCGTATAAACAGCGTGTTTCACAATAGCTTTGGAAAAATCTTCGCATTGTTCGTTATACAGACGGAGAACTGTTTCTTCCCCAAGTTGTTTAATGTGACCTATTGCATATTTTCCAAAATTTTGCGTTTCAGAATTATAAAAATCGCTATCTGCATAACCGTAGATAAGACAACAGTTAATCATTCTTCTGCACGATAACTCATTGTGTTGCCTCCTTTGTTCCGGCGTGTTATAATCTAGTATTCGGGGTAATACTTTTTTCGCCGCCTCGATTTGTTTACCTGTCATTTCAACTTGCTTTATTTTATTATTCTGGCAAGATTTTCTTCCAAACCTTCCAGCCTGGCGTACCTGTTTGCTCCTCCAGTAAAATCTTTACGATGCTGCGCTGTATGAACCAATAAATTAAGTTGCCCTATCCCACGCACATCTCCAAGATTAAAATACCACAACTGTCCATTGGCTGAATTAAAGAATCCGCTGATATAGAAATGCCCATTATTACAGTCCAAATCGAGACAATTGAGACGACTCAGTGTCTTTTTTAATTCAGATTTGAATGTCCGGCAAAATGCTCTGAATTCGGGTGTTTTGCCTGATGAGGACACAAAGCCACTTTTAAGTTTTAGGATGGTTTTATTCATAATTTGATGAATTTATTTTCTTTCTTCGATTCGTTTTTTCACCAGATATTTAACCTCATTCTCGAAAATGGGATGAAGCTTTTGCTTGTCGTAGGTGTAATAGATATTACTTATTCCTGCTTGACGGTAGTAGTCAATACGCTCAAGTAATCGCTCTTCCCATTCTTGTTCGGTGTATAGATATAGCCATGTTCCAGTATCACGAACTTGCCAGATGAAACGGACTGCACCTTCAGTATTACTAACAAAGCCAGCATCATGTTCTGTGAAGTCCTTGATATATTGCGATTTGATAAGTTGCCGGGCTATTTTGCCCATAATGTGAAGTAATCGTCTGCTTGTCATGACTATTCTGCCTTTGACTGTGGATTCTCAGCCTCGACTAAATCGAGTCTATGATGTTCTTCACACTCATTGCACCAACAGTCTTCTCTATCCGGACAATCATTTCCTCCAATTTCATTGTTTCTATTAGGTTGTACCCATTGCTTTATTTCAACATCTTCAGAATTACATTCCGAGCATTTGTAAACGTATTGAGGCTCGGGTTCTATTACTTTTCCGTCGACAGATTCGAGTGCAACATGAGTTTCACATCTATTACACCAACAGTTCTTCATATCATCTTCGTCTGCGGATGGTTCAAAGTATTGCCCCTGATTGTTCGGATTATCCCACATTTTCATTTTTATATCGATGGAATGGCAGAGAGTGCAACGAAATTTACTCTCTCTTTCAACAATCGCACTACAATTTTGGGCATGATTATAGCCCGCAGTGACACAATCACTTATAATTGCGTGTAAATCAACCCCATGCACACTTATACATTTTTCAATAAACTCCTTGTAATAAGATATTACCTGTTCTTTTGCCTGTTCTATATTTTCATTCATTTAAAAAAAAGTTACGTATGTTTCTTACTCAAAATCTATATTCATCGCATTGCACCAATATGATCCTCCCGAAGTTTTAGACTCATAGAAAATTTGGACCTGCCAATCGTCATTTATATCTGGATTATAGTCAGGCAATTCACGGGACATAACATGCTGCAATTCGCGAGACGGTATTGAAAATTCTTCTCCAAACTTATGTGAGTTAATATCTGCACATTGGAGAATTACACAGTCGTTATCATTATCAGCTTCAATACGAGCCGAAATAATTGTTATGGGAAATTCCCGCACTTCAATCTCACCAGACTGAATAGCAGCAGTAAGATACCCTTCGGCTTCCTGAAAGAGTTCGTAATCCCATTGGGCGCGGACTTTCTCCAGTTCTTCGATTGATAAACCATCCCATTCCGAATAATTTTCGTAAAGCCATTCCAGAGATTTTTCCTTATCTATTACACAAGCCAAATCGTCTGATGTCATAACATCATTCCTGCGTTCGTAATCGGGTAGAAATTGACTGACGAAAGCCCAATCGTTGCAGTTTGCCATGTTTTCCCAAATACCATGTCCTCGTGTGAATGAAGCATCGGGACTTTTACGGCGGAACTGGCGGGAGATTAAGTCTTCGTAATATGGTATGCCAGCTTCTAATAATTGTTTTTCAAGTTCTCTGTACCATATATCTTGATTATTATCATCTGATAAATCAATCTCATTCTGAGAAGATATGCCAATACAGTGGCATGTACTTATATGAGTAAGTTCAACCACTTTTTGCAATGTCTTATCTGGAATGTCTTTGGTACAGAATGGGCATGGGAAACTCTCTATTTCCGCCTTCATTATCTCAGAGTTTTTATATCTGAATGGTTCTGTATATTCATCATTCTGTTTTTCCATGTTCTTCTTCAATTAACGTTAGTATATCCATAATATGAACTGTAGATAATTGGTCTTCATAGAGCCAAACCCCATCGGAAAGAAGTACAGAAAGTTTACCATTAGATTCAAGCTCTACTCTTTCGAAATAGGGGCATTCCGCATAACCGTCATCATTGATATAGAGTACTGTGAAGCCGCAATTTTCTCCGAAATCTATATTTCCACTTTTTTCGATGTGCTTTTTTATTTGGATTATTCCCTGTACGATAAGAGCATGTATCTGGGCATTGATTGTCTGAGTATTTTCAAAATTCCATTGCCCATCCCTAAAAATAGATTACTCCAGATATTCAGAACAAGGCTCATCACTTGATATTCTTATGTATAGTTCGTCCGTATTGAGTAAAGAGTTTGTTATTTCCCGAAATATATCTTTGGGGAAGCCGCCTGATGACATGAAAGAGAATTCGAGATGGCATAGTTCGCATTTGTCTTCATGCCGGGAAATATATACCTTGTTATTCAATTTCTTATACACTTCCCTGATAAATGAGTGTATTTGGGCATAGTTGCCGGCTGCGTATAGCTGATTAATATCTTTTTCTTGCATATTATTGTTGCTTTTCTGTATTTTCAGACTTCGGTATATATTTTCCTGACATTTTCAATATCAGTTGTTTAATTTCACTTTCGGGCGGAAGCATGGCATACTGACGTTGCATGAAATACATACAATCAAGTTTATTTTGTTTATCTGTGGAAATTCCGTCATATTGTATGCGCTTCTGCTTACAGTCGGCAAGGAAATGCAGGCTTTGTAAGACTTTCAGTGTATTTTGTTCTTCGCGGTCTTCCGGTACTAAATTGTAGCCTACCGGATGATTTTCTACCAATATAAGTTGTACTTTCATGATGTACTGCAAGTTTTTACCGTGTTGCTCTCACGCTTTATAATCTGGTTTGAATTACTAATATCAAATAGGATAAAATAGATTGAATGGTTTATTTTGGGCATGAAGTTTCCGGCGTAACCATTACAAATGATATACGCCTGAATGTAAAAAGCGCAGACAATATGCCCACGCTAAACATTTTATTATGAAGTCTTTTTGTTTACTTTTTCGGAACTACTGCCATTTCAATGGTGAAACATGTAGCATCGGCAAAGAAAGTGAACTGTCCGATGCCAAGATTTAATTCCTCCAGTTCTTCAAACCGCCGGAAAAACAATACTGCTTCTTCCGCAGAAGTGAAATTTGTGGCAACCGGATTACTATATCCCCATACCGACACATCCCTTCTTCGCTCTGCATCAGTAAGTTTGTTATACTGACGAAGTATCTCATGTACTTTCTTTATCAATATTTCGGCTTTGGACGGTTTTTCGTTACTCATATAGTATTAATTCTTATGCAAAAATATATAATAAAGTGAATCTTCAGTGCATCAGGTTCCACAATTTCCCGGCAATTTCTTTCCCTGTATACAGTGTAATGGCGGAATCCGGATAATACAGTTAAGTATTATTTAATCAGACCTTCTGCACCGGACTCTGCCATTAATGTTTTGGGTAAGAAATGTGTACCTCACGATACTCGCGGTAATTTGAAATTGAAATATTTGCAGTGTGGACAATTCAGGGTACAATCCTGACATAGTTTCGATATTATTGCCCGGAAAATAAAATAGGCACAGAACAACGTTCCATGCCTATTATTGTATAAATTAGTATTATGTTACTCCTTTATTCTGTTTTTTAAGTCCATACTACCATGTAATATTCTGACTACTTCAATTAGTTCCTCGGATATGCTCCGGTAGAAAATGATATGTTTCCCAGCAATTATACCGTAGAGTTTTTCTTCGACTAACTCATAATTTTTACCAAGCGATGGATTCTCCGCAATATCATTGCATTGCTCAATCAGCATATTATAGTAAAAGTCAGCCTGTTTTTCAGACCAAGTGTCGAATGTATGGTTCCAAATATCTGACAAATCTTCAACGGCTTTATTGGTAAAGCGCAACTTTGCCATATCAATTTTTTGCCTTTTTTAATGACTTGAGATGTTCTGCCGGATTGAAATCTGTGGCAACACCACTATCAATACCTTCACGTACAGCCGCTTTAAGTGCAGCAAGCCGCTCTTCCTCTTCTTCTAAAAGCCGTAATCCCGCACGAATTACTTCGCTGGCATTTTTGTAACGCCCCTGAGTAATATTACTTTCAACAAACCTGTCAAAGTAATTGCCTAATGATACTGATGTGTTCTTTCTCATATTTATGCTTTTCACAAAGTTACCAATTTTTGGTAACGATGCAATGCCTTTTATGTTTTTTAGGAGTTATGCCACAAATATTCTATCATTAAGTGCAGATTTTATCCCCAAAAAGCGCACCCGACTTTTGCAGGCACGCTTTATCAAACTTATTATTTTTTCTGAAGTTTATGCAGCAGCCTTTTCTAATTGCTTGTCGGCAGGAACAGCCTCTTCTTTTCCAGCTTCTATGGCAGCTTTAGCCAGAGCCATTTCTACTTCTTTAGCTTCAGCTTCTTTCTTTTTCAGGTAGTCTTCGGTGCGAAAATCAAGCGTTTCAAATGATGCTTTTGTGGCATTATGAATTGCCTGTTTGTAGTCGCGTGCTGTGCGCTCCAAATCTTTTTTAGTTGGTACAAGCCCGATTTTCGCCCATACCGATTCGTCCATGTGGCACGTTTTAAGTCTGTTCCCCTTGTCGGAATTGATAATGATAACGGACGGCGTTCCGGCACGGAATTTTGAGCGGATGCCATCATTTTTCTCGCGGAAATTCATTTCAGCATCTTTCGTTGCCCATAACGCAGACAAAAGGTTTTTCCATACCCGGAAAAATTCGTCTTCCTGACGCTTGTCGTTTTTGTCTTTGATTTCGATTTTCTTTGCTTCAAAATCTTTACCGAAAAAATGTTGGGCAGTTTTTGTTCCGTTTTTTGATGTGTAAACGAAGATTATCCCTGCTGCATTTTCTTTAAGTTGTGCAAATTGTTCTGAATTTAATTTAGAAGTTGCCATAATGTTATATATTAAAATTACTATGCAAAAGTGCATATTGCGGGCATTGGGGATTCGAACCCCACATTTCAGCTCGGCTAAGAGGGAAAAGGCAACTACCGTGTGTTGCAAGCCCTAAACAAAAATTGCACGCTACCTTTCGCCGGAAAACGTGCAATTTTTCTACATTTTTTGCCTTGTAACTAAAACGTACTATATTTGCATTACTCTGATATATTTCGTGCAAACCCAGCTTACTCCAATTTCACTGGGTTGTTAGTATGCGAAATGTTAGGACACAATTTAGGCATACCTTCGGCACGTCCCCTATCTTTTCCAATAGGGCAGTTAACTTTTGGCGGTGGCATTTAGGGGTATCCCGAGGAGAGTATTGAGCATAGCAATGGCATATACGTTTATCTCCGTCCCTCGTGCGATGTGTTTTTATCGCATTGTGTTTTTTATCTCATGGTGCAACTGGGCACACTTACTGCATTATTCAAACACTACCATTTTGTACACTGTACTCCCAAATTGACGTACTTCCGGCACTCAGAAAATGTACACGTACATTCACTGTTTCGACTTGCTGCATTGGTTTGCAGTCCTGCGGAGTGTGGTTATTTAACACCGTCTTTAATAGCTCCATAGCTAACAGGCAAATTTTTGATTGTCCAAAGCTCAAAAGGCTTGCTTTCGCACAAAAAGGCTTTTTTGTTTCTCTCTTAAAGAGGTTTTTGTTTTTTCGGTTTTACTTACTTGTTTTAATTTTTAGTTTTTAATACTTGTTTCTTTTTGTTTGTTTCCGACTTGTTTTGTGTCGGTTGCTTATGGTGGTATAATAGAAACAAGTTTTTTAACTACAAAATATTTTCATTAATTTTTTTTGAAAAATATTTTTTTGAAGAGTGTTTTTTAAAAAGGATAACCACGCGCGCACATGAGGCTATATATCTGATAATTAATATTTTATAATAAATATAGAGAATCTATTATTTTTTTTGATTTTCACAAAAAACAGAAAAGAAGCGATTATTTATGTATATCAAAATGATATTTACACATATTTTTTACTAAAAATTAATAATCAGATAGTTAGCATTGTGTTGCATTGAGTATAAATGATGTTTAATTATAATTTACTATCATTTTGATAGGAATAACCCTTTTTGAGTCTATTTTTTCAGCTTTCACTTTCACTTTTATATAAAGTGAAGATTGTAACACTCTAATATTCAGCATTATGATAAAATAATAGCATAAAATAAAAAAACAGGGAGGGTGTACCCCCCAGTGCGGATTCCGCATCTGTGCTCCGGGAAAATCTTCAAGTCCGAAATTCACATTAGTTCTACCTATTTACCTATAAATCCGATTGCTAAACACGGTGAATAAAAGCCTTGAAATATAGAACACAAATACAATACTTTTTCAGACAGAATTTATTGTAAAAAAATAAAGTGGAACTAAGAGCGGATATCTTTCACTTAGTTGATGCTGCGATTATATTTTTTAATAATAAGATTACTTTTATTGTAAAGGACCTCCCCACCAATTATGAAGTGAAATATTTTACAGGATAATATACATATCGCTATAATATAAATACTTATGTACTTTTTTGTATGTTTTTTTTTTCTTTCAAAGTAAAAAAATAAGTAATAATAAAATCCTATATTGAAAATAATTATATTTGCTTATCTTATTTATTGTAAAATAGGCATTTAAACTATGTATAAATGAAAAATAAGCAGCAAGTATCGGACTTTTTAGCCAAAGCCAGATGCAAAGATGAAAAGACAGAATCGGATATTAAACTGTTTCTGAAGCAGAATGGTATCAGGGCTAAATTCTCCAAGAATCCGGCCTATCCGATTATTGATTATGAGTCTTTTATCAAATGGTATAACACAAAAGTTCCGGAAGAAGGAGAGATTGTTATTTTAGAAACGGGGGTAATCGGCATTTTTAATAGACTAGACTTTCAAAGTTTCAATCTTGGCGCATCATACAATGGAAAAAGACTGAACCCGCTTCCCTCTACATTCCCAATGTGCAAATACAGGACGCCCAAAAAGGATGAGCTGATAGAGTTCCAACAGATTTTCGCTGAAAATGGGATTGCATGGAGCCTCTGGAAAGGGCTCACAAAAAGAACGGAGCTGCAAGATAATATCTATTACCGCATTTCCCGATTAGGTATTGAACTTGGCTCCGGGGTATTCAGGGAAATTAATGAAAACGGGGATGTTATTTTCTACTGTGTAAAAATGAAGAATAAGCCGGTCAGGTTCTCCCTTTATGAGGTAATCGGAAAAGAAAATGAATTTCAATTTGAGCCGATGAACCGTAAAGACAGGAACTTATTCGTGGATGAACTGAAAGCTGTCAACCGAAAGTATAATGGCTACCTTAAAAGAATTGAACCTCTGTATTTAAGAGCCAATAAAAATGAAAAATATTACTATATAAACGATATCTGGAAAATCATTAAGACTGAAGACCGGCATAAACCGAAAGATCGTCTGAGGTTCAATGGGGGGAACTATTTCCGAACACTGGATGATGTGCAGGAAGCTCTGGAATCTTTGAGCTTTAGCAGGAAATCCCAATTGATTAATTTTAAAGGTGTTCTTCAGGGGTATGATATGGATGATGAGTAAAATAATAATTCAATTTAATCTAATAGAAATAACCAAGCCGCAGGCTCATATATTCTTTTTGTTTCTTTTTCTTTTTAAAGAAAAAGAAAATATAGTCTTATTATATCTTTTTCTTATATATCTTATATATAGATCATTTATTTCAAGGTGACTCTCAGGGTGATTTTGGAGTAAATCAGGGGTGATTTCCGGATAACTCTTATCCCGATATTCAAAAATAAAGGCCATATCAAATTTATGATATGGCCTTATTGACTTAGCTACTTACAACTACAACATCGAAGGGTGAATTATATTCGTCTCAGGAATTTTGTTTAATTCTTCAATTTCTTCCCCGGTGATACTATTTATAGGCCTGACTGTATCAATGAAATTCTTTTTACAGAATTCCGTTAACTTGTCTATATTGCATGTGGCATTCAGTATATTAACTAACCTTTCATACACTTCCATATCAAATGAATAATAGACTTTGTTCCCTCTTGCATTATTTGTCTTGGATAATAACTCCAGTTGAATCAGCTTGTCAATGCACTTATCGAAGGCATATTCCTTCAGACCCATAATCTTCATATATTCGGTCCGGGTCCAATTGGTATAATAGCCACATTGCTTTTTATACTCAATGTCAACCATATGTAAGATAAACCTGGTTTCAGCCGGAGAGAACATATAGGAGAGTCCTGTATAATATTTTACAAAAGGAATAGGCTTTTTTTTATCTTTTTTCTCCATCTTAATTGATATACATCATCTTAACGATTCATTCACATAGAAAAACTGAATTTTCCCCTTAATCATAGGTTTATAAACCTTATATCCCAGTTCTTTTGCGTATTTACCGACAGTTACCCTGCTTGGCAGTCTGAAAGAATGTTCTTTCATGTGCATGGCCATTTCCTCGAAGGTCATTCTCTGTTTTAGTTTCATTGTTTATTTCTTTTAAATTCAATATAAATTAATATCATCTAAAAATAGACTAAGTGAAACCGAAATGTTTAAGCCTCAATACAGCGGGGAATAGGCTTTATGTATCTACTATTTCTTCAACAGGTCCATCAAGAAAAATATCCTTATGACTTTATTGTAATTATGCATATCCACCCATTCTCTGGCCACACTCCAGCTTATTGATAATTCAAAAATAAGATTATCGAGCCTGATGTCATGATGAGAGAGCCTTCCTTCAGTCGGTTTTAGTCCCGGCACATGCAGTTCGCAAAGTCCGTCTCTGAAAAACACACATCCATCTTCCGTTCGCTTGACTTGCACCATGGGTATCGGTAAGGGAAATTTGCCAAGTATAACACCGACCATCCACTGCGAGAAGGCAAGTTTATCCCTGTATCCGGCTTCCAGAAGTTTCAATACATCATCGGGAGTGCCCAAACATGGTTTTTTACACTGCCTTTGGCATAATTTGCAGTTACATTCCACTTCATACCGACCAGTCTTTTTCTTTATTCTATCTAATACTATATCTTTCATGGTTATATAATTACGATGTTTTGAGGGTGTTTTTCGTTATATAATTCAATTATAAATTCACGTCCGGCTTTAGTCCATCTCTTGGCTTTGGAATAAGCATAGGTTCTCCCGTTTTTGTTGGTCCAGTAATAAGGGTGATCGCATTGCAATGCGGTATGGGAGGGATAGACGATATATTGGTTCTTTTCGAATTTACATATACGCTCGTCGACTAGAAACTTATGGAGATGGATAACAGATATATCTAGTTCCATCGCGATAAATGTACTCTTGAAAGTATCTCTTCTTTCAATCAGGTTGTTGTAAAATTCGACTTTAGGCTTATCTTCTTCCATTTGTTGTTGAAGTCTGGCGGCAAGTAATAAGGCTTCACTAAAGGTTTTTGGGACGGGATATTGGGACGAGGATATAGACATCACTTCATCTTCCCTGTTGTTTTGCTGCTCCCTGACCAGACTTTCACTATTTGAATCGTCACTGGCAACAACGAATTTATATGTCCCTAGCTGGTCCATCACTTCATTACCCTTTATTGCAAATTTGGGATCGAGCCACCGGGCAAACTCAAGGGCAAGTATGTTTTCAAGAAACGTTACGCCTTGTCCACCTCTTTTTGTAATAATCTGGCTTTCCAGACTTTCAGATTTTTTTTCATCTACAAGGGATTGTCTGAAGCGTTGTGTTTCTGCCAGTAACAGCCATTCTCTGGGGTTTTTATTATAATTCCTTGCCATTTCTGTAGCATTACGGTATATTTTCCCCCGGTATTCAAAGAAAGGAGTACTTCTGTCGAAATCCGGTATATCGGGTTCTTTCGATTTACCGTTTTGCTCAGGAACATCCTCCCATGTAACCGTTTCTGCCACTGAACCAATATTCTTCTTTTTGTCCGGATTCTCTTTTGGCTTTTTATCCTGAAGGAACTTTATTGCGGAAGTATCTGTTCCTACAGGTAATGTGCCCACCCACCTTTCCAATTCATCACAAATCTTGGCTACCATTTTGTTCTCTTTCCTGACATGGCGTAACAATATATATATGTCCGAAATACTTATAAACCAGAACAGTTTGCCGTTTGTATATATGGGAAAACGCTCTCCAGACGGACATAATTTCATTGCTTGTCCGTTATCAATTAATTCCTTTCTTTTCAATATCCGGCATAAGTCATGCAGGCTTACTTTTGTTACCGCACCATCTTTATCAGGTATAATATGTATTCTTGTATCTTGAAACAGAATTGTTTCGTTAATCGATTTCATGTCTATTTTGATTTTAAGATATTATTCTTCTTGGGCTCACTCTCTTTCATTTTTAGGGCCTTTTTTATTCCTGTTGCTTTCTCTCTCATGTTGTTCATGTATTCTTTGGTATGATATCCACGCTCTATCCCGCATAAGTTATCATACTCTTCTACCTTTAGTGTGCCCAGATCTTCATTCGTGCTAATTTCCACTTCCGGATCTATATACCGGAAATAGTATCCATTGGAGGCAATACTTTTCCCTGTGCAACAATACGATACGGACATGGGACTTGACCCGGCCAGTTCGGCAGCACTATGTAAGGATCGGACAAGGGCTATGAGCTTTCTTGAGGCATTGAATATCAGGACTTGTTTTGGTTCATTATATCTGCTTTTTCTCATCCTTGCCTATGATGTTAATGAGATCCTCTTTTGAAAACCTGCTGCAAGCCATCATCATCAGGTAATTATCGGAGAACGCGGTTCCGTTTATCAGCATTTCAGATAGCTTTTCCAATAAATAAATGCCGAATTCAGCATCTACATAAGTCATGAATAATAAGTCAAGTGACTCATGGATCAATATCCTGTTAATTCCTTCTTCCCTGATTATAAGCTCTTCCAGAGGAATGTCATAGCATTTCGATATAGCCACTTTCCAATGATAAAAACCAATATCAAATTCCTTGACATTGTGTTTTTTCATATCTCCGTATCTCGAAATAATCTTACTTGCATCAAAGTAAATCCTATTATTTTCTGATAGGCCAAATAGCAAGTCGGGAAATTCTCTGTACCTACTTTCGGTACAGGGAGAACATTTTGTACTTTTCATTTCAATTATATTTTAACAGATAAATATATGCAAATATAATTTTTTTATTCAGTAAAAAATATATGTAAAAACCTTTTTTTTAGCAAAATTATTTTATTTATTCACTGTATAATAGATACTTATGCAACTATACTGTAAAATTACAAACTGACAAAACTATAAATATTATTAATTTATTTTCGATATAAAACAATCTTAAACTCATACATTTTAACTATAAAGGTGCGCACTGTAAAAATGAACCTTATTTTATTCTTTCCTCTATTCTTTAGAAAAGAATGGAGATGGATAAAAAAAAATCGGAAGGAACGATAAATCCGGAATTATTACATAGCATTTTTCGTACAAGCAAGAAAACCATACAAGAATATGTCAGGGAAATAGAAAGGCATAATTCCTACAAAACCATCAAACAGGATATATTATTGGGCACTATTCTGGACGACCGCTCCAGGTTAGTAGACTTGTACGAGGCTTGTCTCCAGCAAGACGCCCATATCCGTGCCGTAATTGAAACACTATTGAGCCAGATACTTGGGGACCGTTACATGCTGGCGCGAATAAACGATAAAGGCAAGTACATAAAGGATATAGCTTCTACACAAAAGATACAAGGGTCTCAATTTGATAAAATCATACGGGGAATAGTAGAAGCCAAACTGTACGGATACACACTGCTTGAAGTTTTGCCATACATCAATCCTAAAACCGGAAAACTGGCAGAGGTCAATATCATTGAACGGCGTAACGTATTACCGGACCAGCATACCGTGGTCAAGCGACAAGGTCGCTGGCTTCCCAATTGGAACCTGAATAACCCGGTGTATAATAAAAACTATGTTTTGATTAATACCGGGGACATCGGGTTATTTTCTGCGACAACGCCATTGATATTGGCCAAGAAATTTACAATTGCCAACTATGTCAATTTCAGTCATACATACGGACAGCCCATTATACATGGGAAAACAGTCAGTGAAAGCAACGCAGACAGAAAAAAGCTTGCAGCAGAAATTGCAAATGCAGCCCAGAATAAAATTATAATTACAGGTCTCGAAGATGAAATCGACATCAAGACCTTTACGATGTCCAATTCCGAGAAAATATATACCAGTCTGATCGAAGTTGTTAACAGTGAAGTTTCCAATATGATACTGGGCTCGGAATCTATGGCAGGGGGTATGCAATCCTATGTAGGAAGTACCAAAGCCCATCAGGATATATTCAGGGAGCGCATAGAAGTATACCGCCGGTATATCGAAAATATAATGAATGAGGAGATTGTACCCCGGTTAATATCCTTCGGCTACATAGAGAAAGGGTTAGAGTTTAAGTATTCTAACCGGATAGAGATGAATAATGAGGACCGGATAAAATTGTATGGGCTCATAACGGATAAATACGAAGTCGCAGCCGACGAAATAGAAAAAGAGTTCGGGATTATTGTTGGGAAGCAGCTCAATGTTATGACCATGGAGGCTATGGGCAGTACAGGGGCATCGTCCGCAGGAGGTTCTAATGACAGGCATATTATGTCCGATCAGGAATACTATAAGCGCTACGGGCATCCGAGGGGGAGTAAAGTTGAAAATTTTCTGAAGGGGACGGATTAGGCGGCAGAATCCCGTCCCCGGTTATTAAAGATTTAGCTGCGGGCAGTATTGCCGGACAATCATCAGAATCGGACAAAAAGCAATCACAGGAAGAATATCAAAAACTCTTGGCCGTATTTGAGAGGTTACTGGAGAATTACGAAAACAGCGAGGAGAGGATCAGGTCGGTTGAAGACTTAATCCTATTAAGAGCTTCATTCCTAATTGAAAAGGTCGTATCTGGCTTGAAGCTGGACTTCGACGAGGCTGTAAACCTGTTGAAAAATAAGGGACACTCCCTGACTGCAAAAGATAGGCAAAAAAAAGAATTATTGCTTGCTGCATTTGATAACATGGTTGAATTCGCCGCTGCCCAGCAAATCCGGATGATAAGCGAACTGCCGAAAAATCCGGATAAAGAAAATCTAAGCATATATCAGTCAATATGCGAGAAGTATAATTTGAAATATGCCACACAGGAAAACGAAGATGTGCTGCACGCGGTAAATATCGCTTTCTGGTGGATGGGGGTGCCGGAAGAATGCCAGGTTACTTTTATGACACAGGCTGACGAACGTGTACGGGCATGGCATTTATCCTATGAAGGCCTGTCCTTCCCTAAGAATAATTTTCCGCCGGAGCTGATTCCCCCAATAGAGTTTGGATGCCGCTGTTACTTGATAACAAACGGCTTATGGTCGGTTTATGGATTATCAGATAAGAAAAAAGCAATTAGTAAAGAAATGAATCCGGTATTCAGAGAAAGTCTGGCCAAAGGAGGACGGATCTTCTCACCGGAGCACCCTTACTTCAGGGATGAGCTCCCGGAATATGCCGGGGATATCGTATATCGTATAAAACGAAAACTGGGTGTAATATGACCAAGATCACACTGGAAATATTTTGCAGGCAATGGGTAAAGGCTGCCAAGCTGGAGAGAAGTATGGCAAGCCGCTTTGAAAAAAATGTACTGGACTTCACGATAATGGCCGGTACCATTTCAAAACGTTTTTTCCGCCGGTCATTCAGTTATGGTGGGTTCTATGGAAGCGGAACAAAATGGATGCCCCGCCAGTCCCGCTGGGGAAAACGTTTTATTCATCCGACATTGTTTGATACCCACCGCCTGAGGGATAACATTACAGGAAGTGGTAAAGATATAAAACTGAAGGGCTTTTCCCATAACCGGACACATAAAATAAACAAGCGCGGGGCAAGGTATTATATCAATACAGGAGAATACAGCACTCCCGAGAAAGGAAAGAGGGGGCGCAAAAATGGAAGATATACCAATTATGCGGCCATACATAACTCTGACCCTAAGAATCACAATTTTACGGTAAACCAATATTCATCCCAAAAACCTGTCCAAAGACAATTTATAGGGCATAGCCTAAGGCTTGATTACGAAGTTCAGCAATACATCTACCTATTATTCAGAGGATTCCCAAATGATTAAAGATAAAAAGCCAAATAAGCCTGAGACAGAAGAAAAGAAAACACAAAAGGTAGTCTCCGTTCCTGAACAAGTGAGCGAGAATCCATTTGTCGAAATGTACAAGGCTGTAAAAAGAGCAATTCTCACACTTAGGGAAAATGAGGAGGATACCCATAGTGATCCGTATTTTAAGACCATAGCCATTGATACCGGACAGTTCAACCGCATTCTCAAAGATGAGAATATGGAAAGTGAAATAGTATTCCCTGCTGTTTTTGTCCATTTTATAAATGTACGCTATCTGGTACAACAGCAACGTATCGGGCAAGGCCGCGCTACTATGCGAATCAGGTTTATACTAAATACTTTGAATAATCAGGACCCGGAAAGGGAATGCGATGCCTTTTTCATTTTTCAACGTCTGAATGTGGCTATTCAGGATGCCAAGAACAGAGAGCCGGCATTGAATGAACGTTGTAATCTGATCTACTTTGATATGCCACTTACTACTAATATGTTGCAAGCCTATTGGGTCGATTATGAGGTTTGGTTCAGGGAGTCTTCAGCATGGAAATACAAAGACTGGGTGGAGCGGTATCTTGTTATGCCGCCCTTTACCAATCACACGGATGCTCCGGAGCATGACATTGATGGACATGGAGACCACAAGACTCCGGTTTATGACGAATCTTCCAATTTCAATGGAGTAACAGGTACTCCCTCTCTTCCTGAGGAGCAAAATTCTGATACAGAGCCATCTGAATAAGATTTAAAACATAAAATATCCATTGATGCTATTCTTTGAAAAATAGTTTTCAATGGATATTAAAGACTTAAAAAATGTAATTGGTGAGGCTAAAGCCGGGGAAGTGGCAACGATACGTTTCTTCGGGAAGATTACAGAGGAGTCGGCTTTATGCTTTAATAACGAATTTGATTATTTAGAAACATACATACGCCCCTCACTTATCCGCGTACTGATAAACTCCGAAGGAGGGTCCGTACTCCATGGAATGAGTGTTTATTCCACTATCCAGAATTCTACCATACCAACCGAATGTATAATCGAAGGAATGGCCGCCTCGATGGCCTCTATCATCTGGGCGGCGGGGAATAAATCCCTGATGCGGGACTATTCTATCCTTATGATCCATAACCCGTTCCTGCCATCCGATGATAATGAAGAATCAGATATGGTAGAAGCATTCCGGAAGCAGATTACAACCATCTACAGGAAGCGTTTCGGACTGAAAAAAGAGCAAATCGTAGCCATTATGGATGGAGCGCAAGGAAAAGACGGCACTTTCTTCGATGCACCCTCAGCCGTAGATAAGGGAATCATACCGGTCAATAATGTTTTGCATACCACCAAGCAGCTTTGTGAGAAAGTGAAGAATGCCCTTGTTGAAATTAAGAGTACTGCTGAAATACAGGCCCTTATGGAAGTAATAAACATAGAAGCACCCTCCATAAAAAACGAAAATAAACACTTTTCCGTATCTGCCACTATTCATAAACAAATACTAAATAACCAAACAGACATGACTGAAGAAAATAAAAAATCGACCGAATATGCGGCTGTTGCGGCTACACTTGGGATGAAAGACAATTTCGAGGTAAAGGATGTGGTTGCCCGTATTACCGGACTGATGTCTGTCGAGGCTAAACTGAACGAAAAGGAGAAGGCTTTGGCAGATGCTCAAACGGTAATTGCCGGAAAAGATGCAACGATACAGAACCTCCAAAAGGATAACACGACTTTGAATTCCACGCTGGACCAATACAAAAAGAAAGAGGAAGAAGAAGTTACTGCCAAGATTAATAACATGATCGATACTGCGGTTACCGAAGGGAAAATTGACAATGAATCCAGGGTACAGTGGGTAGAAATGGCAAAGTCAAACTTTGAACTTGCTCAAAATACACTCGCATCCATTCCTGCCCGGGAAATAATCTCAAAGGAAATTGCCTCAGATCCGGAGAATGCCCAAAAAGCAGTTGATGCGGCAAAGACCACCGAAGAGATCGTAGCTGAAAAGGTATCGGCTGTTGTCGGCAAAGATTTCGAATTCAAAACACTGAAGTAAAACTTAACACAAACTTTTATAATGTCAAATACAGTAACTTTTTTGCAGAATGGGTATAACGGTGAGGTTCTTGAGGACCTGCTGACCTATACAGCTCAGGGCAACGACACCTTTAAGGAGGGGCTGATCCATATAAAAAGCGGCATCCAATATAAATATACGCTCCCGGCCATCAAACTTGGGGACGTGATCCAGGACAACAATCCGGTTCCGACCAGCGTACACGGGGCAAAGGGGGCAAGCGGGGAAAACGAATATCAATTGACAGCACGCCACCTTATCCCTCAGGATTTTATGGTATACGTCGAATTTAATCCCCGCGACTACGAGAAATACTGGAAATTCTCTCAGCCCGATGGCAACCTTGTATTCAGGGAACTTGACCCGAAGATCCAGGCAATAATGCTCCGTCTGCTGATCGAAAAGAAAAACGAATATATCGGTAATGCCATCTGGACATCGTGCAAAGGGGGCGATGCCGCCTCCGGTATCATCTGTCCGGCTGATAGTGCCATAGTAGGAAAAGGGAAGGAAAAATATTTTGATGGCTTTATCAAACGGATTATTGATAATGTAAATGCAACAGATGCAGAAACTATCGCCGGTGGTCAGGTTATCCTTTCCGGAAATACCGAGCTGGCAGACGGGCAGGCTGTAGAGAATGCCATGTACACCATGTGGAAAAAATGTCCGAAGACCATCCGAAAGAAGTCTGACCTGGTATTCATTATTGGTTGGGATGCATGGGATGCCTATGACCAGTATATATCGGACAAGCAGGTAAAATATTCGGAAAATACCGAAGTAAACCGCTACCGTTTCAAAGGCAAACGCATTATTCCGATTGTCGGCATTCCGGAACACACGATTGTACTCGGCCAGTTCTCCGGTTCTATGGACTCCAACCTCTGGATGGGCGTTGACTATGCCAATGATACCGAAATACTGAAGGTAGACCGCCTGCAGTCAAACTCGGAACTTTTCTTCTTTCAGATGAGGATGAAAATGGATGTGAATATTGTCCGTCCGGCTGAAATCGTCGTTCATACAGCATATAAAAAAGCACCTTAATCACAAACAACAAACCTTGGAAAGGGGGAGTGGAGGTCTCATGCTCCGTTTCCCCTTTTTCGCTAAAACGGCAAACAGGCAATGGCTAAAAAAGTAACAAATCCGGAAGATACGGACAAAAATATACTCACTGAGATTAAAGCGCAGGCTCCGGAAAACAAAATAATTGAAAACGTAAACCAAATCCCTTCACATATAGCCGATGTGCTAAAAAAGAACCCGATGTACGACTTTCTGTATATCGATTCACATGGAGGCTGCTTTACAGCGGATACTCCGGCCAATATCCGGGGCAATGCAATTCTTTACAAAAATCCTTTTTACAAACAATAATACAAACGGGCAATGGCTATAGGTAATGTATTTATAAAAGATGTGGATGGGAATATCCCAAACCAAACCTCGGCAAGTAGCGAAAAGGTTACGGGAATCTTATTCGATGTTTCTTTACAGCCTGCACTGTTTACTTCCGGTTATGGGCTGAACAATGCAGGAAAACTCAATATCAACGATGTTCTGTTCATAACCAATTTTAAATCAGCGGTAAAAGACTTCGGGATTATAGAGCGGGTAGACATTCAGGAAGAAGAAGAAAATAATCGGAACTTCATGCACGGCATCCCGGCCTACCATATCAAAGAATTTTTCCGCATGTCGGGAGGCATTGACAGTTATGGAAAACTCTACGTGATGTTTGCCGATTGTTCAACTGACTGGGATGCGATTGAAATAATACAGAGGGCGTCAGGAGGAGTAATAAACCAACTCGGTATATGGACAGAACAGCCTGTCTGGAAGTTAAACGGGGTGGCAGATAAATATAATCTGAATCTGGTCAAGGGACTTAATGACAAGGCAGTTTCTCTTGCCGGACAAAACCAACCCCTTTCTGTGATCCTGTGCCCTAATACATCCAATACCGGAGCAAATACCACAGAAGGCAAACAAATAAATCTGAATAAAATACCCAGTTGTATTTGCGAAAGTTCACGTGTCAGTGTGATATTCGGGCAGGCTATGACTGATAAGGTCTCCATGATGCAAAAACGCAATGTCAACAATGCGCCTGTCGGCTTTTTAGGGGCTATGATGGGGGCTATTGCAAGGGCTAATGTGCAGGAGTCCGTGGCCTGGGTCAAACAGTTCAACCTGTTTGACGATGTATTTCAGGATATTGAATTTGGTTTCGGAGACATAAACCTTACCGGAGAAGATGAATTTATCAGCTTAAATCAATATGAATCCCTGTCCCTCGTACTATTGGATGATCTGGATGATAAAGGATATATTTTTCCTATTAAATATGCCGGAAGGGAAAACGGCATTTATATATCCAAAGATCAAACCTGCTCCGATGGTGATTTTAGGACGATTGCCCGCAACCGGACTATTAATAAGTCACGACGAGCCGTTCGTGAGGCCTTACTGCCCTATGTGAACTCTCCACTAAT